ATGAGCTATGAAGAAATTAAGAACACAGCACTTCAGTTAAGTTACAGGGATAAATTTAGACTTGCTCAGTTTCTTATCCAAACAGGGCGCAAGGAAGAGGAAGAACAATATGTTAAGAACGTTCAAGAGCCAGAAAAAATAGATACGCAGTATGTAACTGAACGGCTATTAAAAAGTAGGCCAGGAAAACTAAAATCTTTAGAGAACTTTATAGATGCTATGTTTCAATTTAAAGGTTCTATCTCTAATGAAGAAAGAACTAAAGTCATCACAGCTCTTAAGAGAAAGAAGATTTTCAAAATAGAGAACAATAAAGTGTACTATTTGGTTTAATGTAACAAAATGCCAATCCCTAAAAATTGGCATTTTTTTGCTCATATATTTGCAACAACTTAAGTTGTCAACCGTTCGCCAGGAGCTCAGCTGCAGTGTTTGTGACCACGGTAAGATTACGCCAGTAATTTTTTTAACAATTTAATAAGTTGTTTTTGCAATTGGATGGGCTTACATTCAATAACGCTAAAAATAAGAGTAATACGCTATATGAACCTACAAGTATCACAATTAACAGTAGAGCAATTGCCCCATGCTCTTATGCTTGCCATGAAAAGAAAGACATTACCTGTAATTGATTGGGAGCTATGTGGAAAAATCATAGAGAAAGAGAAAAGAATATCTCTTGTGGCTGGATATGAAAAATATTCAGCTATGTACATCGGCTTAAAATCAAATGGTAAGAAAATAGAAGTTGAAGCTGCAAGTCCAATAGAGGCCATAGTAAAGTGCTATATAATTAAACAACTTGGTTATGAAGTTGAACTCAATTAATCGCACATATCCACCAGAAACTATAAAATCGCAACAAGTCAAAATAGCTTTTTTAATAAAACTAAACAGTATATTCTGTATACACCCTGCTATTATGCCCTCACAAAAAATACACATAGAGGGAAAATATATTATGACAACTCCATATATTGTTGTGGGCTGCCCTACTACAGGCGGCGGTCAAGTTATATCTGGTAATAGTTCTTTTTTAGTTGAAGGTATCCCCATTGCCTGCGTAGGTGATAAGGCAACATGTCCAAAGCATAAAACCGTTGCCACTATTGTTTCTGGTGATCCCTACATGCAAGTTTTAGGTAAGGCGGCTGCAAGAGTGAATGATAGCCTTTCATGTGGCTGTAAGTTGCTTCCTAAACAAAATTTAGTTGTCGGCGCGACTGGGCTAGGTAATGGGTCAAACAGCGCTAATAACAGTGGCTCATCGACTTTTACTAAAACAAAGAAATATTCTGGACAATATCAGTTATTAAATGAAATTGATGGCAAGCCGATGGCAAACGTTCAATATAATATTAAGTATCCCGATGGCCGCATAATTGAGGGTACGACAGATACTGAAGGATTCACGCAAAAGTTAGCTGAAGCAGATCAAGCTGATCAAATTGAAATTACTCTTGCAGAGCGTGAACCATGGTAACTCAAGCCCATACAACAACTAAAGTAAATGCCAAAGTTGAGCAAATAAGACTTAATAGTCCTACTCGACTTTTAATCTATGGTAGTGCGAGAAAAGCCAGTGACAATTCAGCGTTTATGTATGCATCTAAAAATGTTGCAGCTGACTATAAAAAAGACCTTCCTATAAAGTCTTATTTCTTGCAACAAGGGGCAAACGAGTTAATAGAAATTATTGCAAGCCAGCCTGATAACTCAATTCAATCACTTGATATTTTTTGTCACGGCTCCCCTGACGGAATTTATTTTATTCTTGGCGCTTCAATGACAGAAACTTTCACAGAAAAGGAAGTGCGTTCTAAAAACTTACCATCAAACTTATACCGCTCAATGTTCGTAATGGTGAATATGTGGAGTCCAATTGGTTCAAATAACTTCACTAATCAGCACCGTATTAGTAATTTAAAATTAAGTGCTTTTACTAATGAAAGTAAAATCGAAATCCATGGCTGTAGTACAGCATCAACGAAAAGTGGGGATGATAACTTTTGCTCGGCTTTATCAAAAGAACTATACAATGCGGGGAAAAAGCGAAGCGTTGTAATAGGGCACGCTACAAAAGCGAATCCTAATATTGGTGGTACAACAGAAATAAAGAAACAAGATTATCGTCACGGTACAAGAGCGATATACAACAACAGTAAATTGTTAACAACGGTTAAAACAGACGGGCGGATTTCTGCAAATGTGATTCGTTCGGCACTGGGTGGTGAGTAATTATGAATTGGGTTTTAACTTTAAGTTGTTTCTTCACTGTATTAATTCTAGCCTTATCTTTACTTTCAAGCCTTTGGGTCAAAGATAAAATTAACCGTATTTTAACTGCAATAGCCTTTTCAGGGCTTTATAGCTTCATACTTGGCGGGGTATTCAATCAGGCCTATATAGGTTTTATGGAGGGGGATATCGAAGAAACTTTAATTTTTTCTGCTTTCTCAAAAAATCTTTTCTTTGGCACCATTTATCAACTCTTCACCTTGATAATTTTGGTATGTCTATTAGTTAGAGTTTTCATCATTAGAAAAAGGTCAAAAAAACCTTAGTTTGGCTAGCTTTAGGCATATAGCAGCTAGTATCGTTAAGTTTACTTTAGGGAAATAAAATGATTGATAATCCAATTTTTTTACAAATGCTCTTGTTTATTTTTTCGGGTGTCTTGTCCCTATATTTTTTATTCTTGCTCTTTATGCGCCTGTATCATCAGAGAGGTTTTCTAAAATCTCAAAAAACAGATTTGTTTTATTTATAATTTTTGTGCTCTTGGCCATGGTCAGTTTTGGTTTAGCCAATTTATTTATCCCTAGAAGGTTTCCGTAATCCTTACAACTAAATTGTAATAAAATGCCAATTGACGAAAATTGGCATTTTTTTGTTTAGATATTTTTCAATCACTTAAATAATCTACCGTTCGCCAATATCTCAGCTACAGGCCTTATGACCAGAAACTTTATTTGGAAGATAATGTTAATCAGGAGGCTATGATAATTATAGATTTTACGAAAAAATACAGACAAGTCTGTATTTAATTAATAACATTGCGCTCAAAGCCTATAGCCTTAGTAAATATTATGCCAAAACGTTATATTGTTGTAGGGCATCCTACAACTGGTGGTGGAGAAGTCATCACAGGTAATAAAAGCTTTTTAATTAATGGAAAAGCTATAGCATGTATTGGGGATGAAGCAACATGTCCTAAGCATGATAGTCTTGTTACCATTGTAACTGGCGACTCTACAACTCAGGTTGGCGGTAGATCGGTTGCTCGAATTAATGATTTACTCTCATGTGGCTGTAAATTACTTCAACCAGAAGAAGCTTAATCATTAAACGAAAGCCCTCTTAGAGGGCTTTTACACAAATCCCAACATAAATATTATTGTTGATCGTGCGCGCCGTGCACCCAGATATAATGCTCGCGCTCAGTATCGATAAAACGATTATTTTAAAAATAGTTCACGCTCCGTTTTTCGTCTACGGACCAGACCATTTAAAACTTGTCCCTTTGACTTATCCCACACAAGAAACTGATCCGCAGCCCCTCGGTAATTGCTAGCATTAAGCATTTTTAAGAGAGTTGAACTTTTAAAAGCATTCTCACCAATGTTGTAAGTCAGACTCACCAGCGCATCGAATTGATTTTGTGAAAGCGGCACAGTAACAGATCCATTAATTGCCCGCTCGAATCGATTTAAATCATGCGCAAAGTACGCTTTGGCCTGAGCTTCGGTACATTTATCCCCTTGTTTAACCCGGTTACCGGTCGGGTAAACAGTGGTACCAAAACCGATAGTCCAGACCTTAGCCGGGCAAAGGTACGCGGCTAATTTTAAGTCTTCAAAACTGGTAATCAAATTGATGCCGACTGGGCCAGTTGTCTTACTCTTATTGCCCGGGCTTTTGCCTTGGAACTCATCAAGAAGTTCATTAAATCTGTCAACTTGGTACTGAGTCAGTTTGCCACCAAGTAAGGCACGTGCTTCGTTAAAGAATGGTGTTCTATCCATTGTGATTTCCTTTTGATAATAAAAAACCGACCCTTTTAGGTCGGCTCTAGGCTTTAATTGCTGCAATAATTACATCTAGTTTCCAAATTAATATTGGTATGGAAATTAAGAATGATGACTTAAATACATCCCACCAATTATATTTTTCTTTCACTTTGATACCTCAATCAACTTAGAAATTGCCATCAATATTGGTGCTGCTTGCCAGATTAAAATTCCAATTAAAAATGCAAGGACCATGATGTATGTCCATACCCTTAATACTTTGCTGCCTGAAAGCTTATTCATAACTTTATCAACCTGCATATTTAGGTTAAAATTCATATATGTTCTGATCCTCAAGTCTGGTTTGTGGGTTAGAAACAAAAACCCCAAGAGTTGTGAGCTCTCGGGGTTTTGTTTTTTGGGCGTAAAAAAACCGCCTGAAAAACTGTCCAACTTTATAAGGTCAGTTCATTGCGGCGGTTGCGTAATTGCTGTTTCATTGTTTATTTCTGGTTGTCTTTGCTAAATCTTTTAAGAATTTCCTCCCTTACATAGTTGGTACCCATATAGCCGATAAATGCCCCAATCCCAACTGCAAAGCTTTGAGGCAATTCTAGCCAACCAAGAATTGAAGATGCACCGAGTGTTAATCCACTACACATAAATGCTTCAGCTAGATCCGCTTTACCATTTTTCTGTGCAGTACGAAACAGGGCCATTAAAAATGCCAAAATGAAGCCGATAAGGGTTTCACCACACTCAGTTAAAAACAAAGTAAAATTTTCCAAAAAATTATCCATACCCTTTCCTACAGACGAAAAAAAACACCTTTTAGGTGTTCGTCATTAATTAATTTATTGGGCCATAAGGGCCTTGAATCTTTTAAAATACCTCTTGGGCTTTTTCATTGAAACTTATCAAAGCATTCCTCCATTTAAATAAATTTTATAAATTCGGTACGTACATCACCAAAACCTGAAAAGTGCTACCTCCAGCTGCATAGCTAATTTTGGAATTAAAATCTTCAGTGTTGTAACGCGTGTAAGTGTTGAAATAGGTGTAGAAATCTGGAAGTAAGAAGATTCTATTGCCCCTTCTCCGCATGTAAAGTAAAGGGAATTGTGTAACACCTTCCGTAGATTGAGCTCGGGGGCCAAACATAGCATTATCCATACTGACGTAGAAGAAAACTCTATTTATATCTACCCCGTGCGGTACATCAAAAAATAACTGAGGTACACCATGATAATTATGATCTCCGAACCAGATAGTGTGCCAATCAATTAACTGAATAGAATGTGCAAGGGACTCTGAACCCCAAACCATTTGACCGTGTTGATTAAACACCTGCAGGTGCTCATTATGTTGGGGAGTCGGAATAAACTCTCTTACATCCGCCATTAAAATACGTCCGGGATTCGGTTCTACCCCCACACAAGAGCCAAAGTCTGGGCTAAAACTTACAATTGCGCCGTCATTGAGCTGCATGAAATACATGAAGCCATCTTTCATAGTTAACCGGGGATAGCCGAAACCTCTATGGTGTCGAGGGTTAAGACGTTGCTTATTCTCCGGATCAATAATGTACGGGCCTATTTGAGCCCCGTTAGAATGATCAATCCATTCGATATATTCTTTATGCCGCCCGATTGGTTTTGTTTCAGTACTAAGTTGTAGCGAGCCATCAGGAGCATAAATTTCAAAATGTACGGTCATCTTACATACTCACAGTAAAAGCGGGTTGATTAACATGATCCCAAAGCTGTGCGCGGTTAATATTATGCGGAAAATGTAAGACACGTGTAAATGTACGAATATACTCATGGTTTTGTTGAGGTTGTACCAAGAAGAGCCAAGGAATGTAGGCCAATCCTTTACTCCCTTTTGCGGCGGGAATCTTTATGGAAAGATCCACTTGCCAACGAGACGACCAATCACCATTTGTGACAATGTTCATATGATGTAATGCATTGTACTCACCATCGTATTTAAGCACCTTGAACCGTTCGCTACTAAAACGTAGCGAACCGTCTGGATTAAATAGTTCTAATACTGCCGGCATTATCTAACTCCGAATCGAATACCAATTTGCCCATGAGGATAGAAGACTTCCGTAAGTCCCCCCGTTTGAACTGTTCTTGAGCCATCCGGAGCTGTGATAGTTATATTTCTCGCCGATACAGCAATTGCTTCAATTGCCGCTGCATTCAAATGATCCGCTCTTAATGTTCGTGCGGCTATTCGGTCACCGTGCATTTGGCCGACTGTTACCTTGCTTGCATTTAGTGTTCCAATGATCGCGTCATTAATATGCGTTGTTCCGTTTACGATAGAGAAAAACTTTTTACCTTGGCTCGGTGGACCCACGTAAAAAGTGTCAACATCGATTCCGAAATTAGATCGCACCACCCCGTTCACAAGCTCAGAAGTTAATGCATAACCACACATAACGCCGTTGTTATCAATTGAAACGCCTTTGATCGCTTTGACACCATCTATTACTTGGGCTTGCTCATTAAGACGTACGCTAAGATTTGCGACATCAGAAATAGGTACCATCCCCGCATTGTAAGGTGTCGGACTTACCGTAATTTCTCGGTTAGTGTAACTGGCCGTTCTTACAACGGGAGTCAAAACCGCGTCACAGATAAGATCGTAGCGGGCTCCCCCCCGAAGATAGATGACTTCCTCAGAACTACGGCTCATTTGAGTCGGGCCTAATACGGGTGATTGCGCTGACCAGAGAAAGGAGAAAGATTGAATTTTACGATCTTCAACGTTTGCACCCCAAGCATTCGCTCCCGTCTCCCAAGTCATCTCAACTGAGAAAGTTTTTGTTGAATGAGTAGCCCAAGGTACAGGATTGTCTGAGAAAGCATATAAAGGCCGTATTAGAGTGAACTTGTATCTCTTTCTAGGACCAGCATCCAAACTAATTGTGACAGGATAGTATGTATTCACATCCAACTTTGTAAGGTCTAAAACATTGGTTTTACCTTGTACTAGTTCAATTTTCTCATCTGTTTTCTTGTCTATCTTAGATTCAAGCGTAGTCGATGCGGCAGCAATTGCTGAGTTCGCCTGCGCCTTTGTGTAATAGTTGTTTGTAATATTCGCGCTTGAGGTATCCAATTGAGACTTCAAATCATTCACTTGCTTTGTTTGGGCTGTTAACTTGTCATCAACTTTCCTCACTTCTGCTTTGGTATCAGAAATGACTTTTGCTTGAGCATCTATTGCGGCAGCTGCATCGCGTGGACTCGGGCTCCATGCCGTTGCTTTTGAACCCGCCTCTATCTGCAATTTGCGAATTGTAGGTATACGACCAGTATTATATGTACCATAAAATTCAATCGTGCTACCTGAGGTGTTATTCGGTGTCGTCGGGTGGCGGACCGGGTTGACCGTAACAACGTATTTAAAAAACTTGTTTGCCTCTTTTGCAGAGACACCCGTAGAGAATGTATGTGCGGATTGATTTGAACTGTAAACTTGAACCCCGCCGGCAACTGGAACGCTCATTTCAAATGAAATCGTAACAGGCTGATTTAGGTTTTCATCGTAGAAGGCTTGAAGCTCTTTGCTGCGCTCATACATAAAGTATTCACGATTTGATGCCGCTTTAGATTGCTTTTCTCCCTCAGAATCGGCTATTACATTTACGCCGCCAATTTTTAAACTCGCGTCATAACTTTCGACTTTTCCGGCTATCGCTTTTTCTGCTTCAGCCTTAGTGAAATAATTAACTAAAGTTGAAGATTCAACTTTGGTTTTTAAGCCGTTCTCCACAGTATCAACTCTACCCTTTAGTTGTTCAGTTGATTTATTAGATATCTCAACTTTGCTATCAACGGCTATTACTTGAGTTTCAACATTTTTAATAGCCGTAGCGGCTGCGTTGATATCAGGCAAATGGTCATAAACACTTGGAATCCATTGATCAGTAGTGATGACGTTGCCTTTAACTAAAACAGCCCAATAAACGGTACCAACAGATTTTTTGTCAGCGGTAGGCTTATTGATCATATAGAAATTTAAAACGTGGGTATGCTTAGTCGCATTCTTGACGAATGTAATTTTACGAACATTCTTACCGACAACCGCGAAGGAGTCTACCGTTTGGCTACCACCGCCAGCGTATACCGCTAAGTATGAATTAGTATCACCCGCGCCTCGCGCGTGTTCAGCGCACCAAATCAAAGTATATGTAGCACCCTCTTCCCAATCTTCACCTAATTCATAGCGTAAATGCGGGTATGAAACGCCATTGTATGTACCAGTTACATTTGATTTTATCAGTAAATTTGAGCCGCCCTTACCGCTTACAGAAAGATCATTTTGAAGAATTGAAGTAGATTTACTCAGGCTCTCGATTGAATTTTCAGTCTTCTTAACCGCACTATTAGTTTCATTTAATGCTTTTGCAGTCGCTAAAGTATTATCGACATCACCTTCAGAAAGTACCGCTTTCACGCTATAGCCTTGTAGCTCCCACCACCCTTTTGTACCTGTGTGTCCGAGCCCATAACCAAATTTAATTTGAGGGTTTGTATCGATTAAAGCCCTCAGATCTACAAGCCGCTCTATGTAAGTCCAAACTTCATTCGCTGGTACTGAATTAACCGGGATAAGATTCGTATAATAACTTGCCGGGCTAAACGTGCCATTTTTTTTGCCGTACATACCGTTAATGTATAAGAGGCCGTCACTGTCAGCACTCCGGCGGACCCAAAAGCTAACTTTGTATGCTTTATCCAAAGGCAACGGCGATTTGCTGTAGTTAAAGAAAATGCTGGAGTCGCCCGCCTGTTTTCTTACTACGGTGTTTGTAACTTTGCCGGAACCAGTTTTTTTAAAAAAAGGTGCAAGATCGTGGCCATAGTGGCTCGTCCAACAATCTGAATTAGCCAAGTTGTAATCTGGAAGCAAAGAATCACTGTCTCGAGAAGAGTATGAAGCCTCAAGTTTAAGAATTGAATTAGCTTGACTACTCATTCCCTCCCCGAGCTTTTTAACTTCAGAATTAATTGCATTTACGGCAGCACTATCGACCTTCTTCTTAATCTCTCCATTTGTCGTCGAAAGGCCATTTTCTAATGAGGTAATTTTGCCACTTTGCGTGGTGACGTCTTGGTCAAGCTTTTTAACATCCGCATTTGTTGAATCGATAGCTTTGGCATTCGCATCAAGCTCTTTGATGATTGATCCAGTCGCCTTTGAATAATCGGTTGCCTTATTTCCTTTTTGCATTTGAACGTAACGTACTTCATACCAGTCATCTACGGCCCAACCGTGATTTGGGTTAGAGGAAAATGCAAAGCCTTGAAGTTGATTAGTGCTAGATATTCCTGTTCCCGTAGTTTTGAACGGAAATGAAAATTTTGTCCACTCTTCCCCAATTTTATGATTAGAAGTTACAACGGATCTCATTGAGCCGAAGTAAGCATAAATAGTGTGGATTAATCCTGGTTTATTAGCGCGGATCTCAAATGAATAAACATAATCTTGCCCAATTTCAATATTGTGCTTAGTATCTTCTAAAGCACTATCATGCCTTGAAAGAATAAGCGAATTGGCGGGGCTGAATGACTTTATTGTGATTCTATAATGCTCATCCTGTTTATTAATTATGGTCTTAGAACCGATACCGTGCTCATTAATAAGTGGCTTTTCAACAACTGACCAAAGATTTTGACCACCTATCGACATATTTTTTAAAGATGCGTCAAGTTCAGCAATGTTTTTAGCATTGACAGCATTATCAGAAACAGCCGTGTTTGCGGTTGATTGCGCTGTAGCGGCGTTCCTAATTGCTTGAGCGGCCTTAGTATCAACACTGTTAATTTCACCCTTCAATGCGTTTAACTGTGTTGCCTGAGCGCTTACCTTGCCGTCAACGTTCTTAACTTCTGCTTGAGTATTTTGAATTGCTTGAGTATTCGCGTCTAAACTATTTTCAAAAGTACTTAAAGGCTTTGTCCATTCTGTAGCTTTAGTACCTTCTTGGACTTGCAATTCCGCATAATCAATATATCGGCCTTTTGTAGCTGAAGAATTTGAACCGAGCAACAATTGGAAATTACCGGTACGTAAAGCTGTAAAAGCAATCTCATACCTCTTCCATTCACCCGCCGTAATATCCACTCTACCAATAGCTTGGTTTGCAACAGATGTTCCGAGAATGTAGTTATAAGCTGTAATAATCGGCAAGCCCTCACTTGCACGAGCTAAAAAGCTTGCAACATATTTCAAGCCAGCGCGTATGTTCATAGTTGAATCGTTTGTAACGATGCCTTGAGCTTGGCTATCAACTGTAAAAGTGATTCTAGCAATTCGAGTTCTGACGCCGGGTTCTTCCAAGTGAGACACTAAGCCATTAGACGTACCCCAACGGGTATAATTTTGAACAATGTCACCGTTTGAAAGGATATTCTGGCCACCGATGTTTAAGGCCGCACTGAAGGATTCAATACCGTTAGCAATTGCCTGATTAGTTTCGGTTTTAGTGGAATAAGCTTTTAAAATTTCCGTGTCAGCTTTCTTTTTAATGCCGTCTTCAAGCCCTTTTACTTGGCCTGTAATACGCGCAATTGAATTACTATTTGTTTCTACTTTACCCGCAACATCTTTTACATTTGTCTCTACAACTTTGATAATTTCAGATGTAGATTCATTTGCGGCCATTGCGTCATAGTCTTCTATAACTACATAGTCAAAATCCTGAATACCCGGTTTAAGTGGATAGTTGGGTAAAATACCTAAACGGAAAAAGGCAGATTTAGCGGGGAAACTGCGCGGAGATTGCTTACTCCATGCCCCACTAACACCACCTAATGACTTACCTTTTGCGAAGACTTCACCAGTTTGCCAATCACCTAATTTCGGTAACATGTTGCTTGCAAAATAGTTTGAGTTTGAAATATCCCATAAGGAGACATTTGCATTCGTTGCGGTGATATTTGCTGATTTATCGGCATTAGAACAGACAAGGCTAAGCCAAGTTGAACCCTCTCCTTGAACACGGCGAAAGCGGTACCTGATCCGGTATAGTTTCTCAGGATCAATTGCTAGATATGTTTCGCTGATCAGAATGATACTGTCCTCACCCGAATTAGCGCCTACCCGGAGAACTTTGCCCGTTACTGCGGTAGGTTCATCAATTAACGAAACTCTTTGTTTACCAGTGGAATGGACGGATTTTAAGTTATTTAATGAGTCTATATTCGCTGTAAATCTAAATTCAGGTGTCGAAGATGAGATTGCTGCACTTAATGAATCTAACTTACCTGAATGTGCTGTGAGCTCATCCCCCTGTTTTTTTACGGTGGAGTTAGTTTGACTCAATGCAGTTGATTCAGCTTTTTTATCAAGCTTGTTGTTTGTGACGTTTAGATCATTTTTTAGTTGTTCAAAAGCTTTACTTTGGGATTTAATCTCCCCTTCAGTATCTGTTACTCGGGATTCAAGACCGGACGTTGCAAGGGCATTTGCTTCAACATCATCGCGCCACCGTTTTGGGATTGTGTCATTTACAGCAGTACAGTCCCACCATTCATATAATGCTACGTAAGCTTTAAGCGGATTCTCTGGTGTCGGTGAGGGGGTGCCCGGCAATGCTGTAAGAGCAATATGGCCGGTTGTACTGAAGGGACCGTTTACACCACAAATAGCAATTGACCAATAAGTCTCATATTTGCCAGTACCTAGATTGCTAGACAACCAACGTAAAGAGTTTCCGCCTGAGCCAATGCTATTAGAGCGTAAATCAAGCTTAAATCCGACCGGGAGTTTTACAATTTGCTTAATGAGGTAGACGCGATTAGCAGCGGCAACCATAGGGTGAAAAAACCAGCCAATGCCTGTACCCATCACATTAACAGTTGTACGGACCATCTCATGGGTTGAGGATGTCGGGTTATCTGATTGCTTAAGTGATCTTACGAAAGATCCGTTCATAGCGCCGTTATTATAGATTCCGAGACCACCGTTACCTTTCATAAATGAGGGGTCATCGGACATAGGCTTGCCGCCATTTTGATACTTACTTAATAACGCCGCATTGTCAGCGATTTCTGTAGCCGTTTTAAGGGATGCGTTTACAGAATTGATTTGAGAGGCATTGGCGTCTGCCCTACTCGCGGAGGTATTTGCGGTACGCTGTGCATTTGCCGCTGCAGCATTAGCATCATTTGCAGTTTTATCAGCTACTCTTAAACGGCTGTCAATATTCTCTGTTTTCTTTGCATTCGCACTGATTTCGGTTGTATTTGTTTCAATTTGCTTTTGGACAGACGCAAGAGTATTTTCGGTACTATTCTTTAAAGTTTCTACCGTTTTTAGAATATTAGCGGCTTCATTTTTACGCTCTTGAGTTTCCTTATTAATACCGTCTTGAAGGTTTTTTACATCTCTTAATCGTGCGTCTGTCTCAATCTTAATCGCGTTAACACGATTATTAGCTTCCTTCGTAGCGGCGCTATTTATTTCTAATGACCTATCTCTTGACTCCTTAACAAATCTATCAGCGGTCGCCTTCTTTTCACGGGACATTTCCTCATTAATAATCTTGCTTTGTGCGGCAATAGCGTCTGCTCTATCAATAGATTCTTTGGTCGCTTTGTCATTAGCCTCTTTTGCTTCCTTCGCCGCATTTTTAGCTTCTTCTGAAGCCTGTTCAATTGCCTCCTGTACATCTTTATTTAGCTCAGGTAAACCAATTTGTCCCTGAATAATCTCAATGATTTCTTCAGCATCATTCGATGTTATACCTTCGGACCACTCAGACCACTCGCCAACATTTCCGATTCGGTCAATTAAACGTCCACGATAATTTTGAGTCAAATTACCTTTTAAGCCTTGGATCGTATGGGTTGTTGTAGGATATGCAAAAAGACCAAGCTGAGAGATATTACTTTTTCCATCCGGCGATACCTCAATTTCAGTATACGCTGTATCGAGTGCACCGGTCTTAGGAAATGACCAGTCCAGACGCATACCAAATAGAACACCTGTGGCGCTCAGTGTTGCAAGTTTTGGTGGTAAACCTTCTTTACCAGTTAGATCCTTAATATCGGAATATGTAAGAATTGAGGAAAGCTCAAAAGCTGAAATAGCGGTAACGCGTGCTTGATATTTACCCGCGTATACACCAGGTACTTCTACAGAATTACTTCCGGTGATCGGTAAACGAATCCATGTACCTTCATCTTTTCTCCATTCACAAAGATATTTAACCGCACCTTTGGCCTGATCCCACGAAATAACCAAAGTATTAATCGTGATTCCTTGGTCAACTCTGCCTTGTTGTGAGAGCTTAACGTTTGCAACTGGATCTTGGCGATGTGGATTGATATTAGTAATCGGAACATCTTCAATGTGGGTAGCGTTATCGATTGCTTCGAATTTGGCAGGACTATACTGAAGACCGGTAATTGTAAATTGATGCTTATCTTCTGGAACGATAGAAATCACTCGGAATTTCATCGTTGCCAAATCTTTGGCATCTACTACCCAAACATTCTGAACAGCAATATTTTTAAAAGCTTCAGTTACGGTTACTACACGACCATTTGCGGACTGAACAATACGCGTTTGGGCTTTACCGTCTTCACCGTTTACAACAAGTTTATCACCGCGCTTAACCTCAACATTGTCTCTGTCAAGGGTTACGCTTTTCAGATCCTTGGATATTGCAGACACACGCCCGCCGTTCGCTCGGCCAGCAAAAAGCTCATCTGATACTTCAATCACTCGACCAGGTGCAGGTAGATGACCATCTAAGCCGACTTTAAAGGTAACAGTACGTGTTTCTAATTGTTCGGACTTTAATGCCCATTGCCCTGCTCGTTGTGCTTGTCCACGCGAAGTACATCCCCATGCTTCTAAGTCAAGAATACGTACTTGCCCCAGATTAGCGATTGCCTTTTCATCCCGAACATATTCATATTCAGTTTTATAATGATTTGCCGGGTTATCCCATGCAACTTTGACGACATTGTGCCGGTCACGTGCACGTGTACCAGAGTATTCAAAATGACCCTCAATAACATTCGAGCGGCTATATGCGAAATAGGTATCTTGTGGAATATCAGCATCACAGACAATGCTATTCCCGTCCCAATATGAGATAGCTCTAAACAAACCGGCTAATTTGCTTAAAATCGAATAGGCGTCCTCACTCGTCTGCAAATAGACATTACAAGTAAATCGGGGTTCTTCGCGGCCAGTACCATCTGGTACCTTCTGATCACAATATTGTGCAAGTCGATAAATAGACCATTTATCAATCATAAATGGTTTCAAACGGTCGCCCAGACCAAAACGGTCTGAAAGGCAAATATCGTAGTAAATCCATGCCGGGTTATTCGTATATGACTCAATGAATGTCCCGTCCCAAATACCGTTATATGTTCGACCTACGGCGTTGTAGTTTGAGGGAACTTTTACAATTCGGCCTTTACATTCAGCCCCTAATTTGGCGGCATTACCGAAGGTTTCAGCGTCATATTGAAGACCTAATAGCGCTGTATTCGGATAACGAAGTTTTACATCAATGACTTCGCCATAAGCGGCGATATACATCTTGTCCCCAATGTCATCTGCATTGCGGTTGGGTGTAATTCTTCTGACACGTACCTGCCAACCTTTATCAGCCTTAGGCAAGTCAATTCGGTGCTGTCGTTGAAAATTAGCTGCTAATTTTCCCGATAAACTTGTTCTGAGTACTTCGGTCCATGAACCGCCATCGGTCTGAACATCCAATGCATAATGGATTGTATAGCCGTTGACATCCCCATTACTCATATTCTGGTTGAAAATCGGTCCCCATTTAAAACGGATATTAACGGCATCCAAATCTAAATTTTTAATCGCACGAACCCATGGTGTCTTATCAGTAAGTTCTACATCGATTGGAAACTCATTTCGAACATCAGGAAATCCTTCAATGTAATCCTGATCATTGGTACCAGATCGGAAATCAACCTTAATACCACTAAAATTTTCTTTCTTGTTTGAATCTAAAAGTGGTGTCCCTTCTAGAAAGATGGATTGATAACCATCCACCAATCCTTCGATTTCACCTTCCGATAAGCCGTAAAGAAGTTTAATGTATGTTATTGATTGAGCTGAATCGTGGGCAATCTTGGGCTTACGAGCTTTTTTACTTCCTTTTTTCTCGCCTTTTACAACAGTCGTCATATGAATCTCACGCACAAAAAAACCGGCTTAATGCCGGTTAATTAAATCTTTCAGTTTTTACATCTGGTCTTCAGGGAATTGGCCCGCACTTGCAATAAATCCGCCGATTTCTCGCTGTCCGTATAGCACTGGAACTGGGCTGCCTTGCGCCACTGTAGTGACTGCCCCACCAAAGCCCTTATTAGCGCGGTTACCATCTTGGTTTTGATCTTCATTGTCCATTTTTGGCATAAGCATTTGAGCCACGCCACCGATTACCATGCCAATACCGGCACCGATCAACGCACCGCCTAATGGAGCACCTCCACCTAACGTTCCTACAGTAATTAATGCCCCCACAACAATCAGTACTACCCCTAAGATAGTTTGAACGACTCCACCACCGGCCCCAATGATTCTTGGTACTATATGAATCACGTTAGATTCAGTATTCATCTCAAGTTGGTCAATACCAATATTATTTCCACTTATTGTTCGTCCCGAATCGGGATCATAAAAGGAAGTCTTCTTTTTACCCCTTCTTGTATTTTTACCTGACTCATGACCACCCAAGAAAATGGCAAATTCCATACCCTGGTGATGAGCGTTCATCATGAAATGCTCAAAACCCGGGACTTGAACAGATAGAGCACGTACGGCCTCTTTTGTATTGGCAACATCAAGTTTAAAAACCTTGCCAAACTTCTTACCAAGCACACCGTATAATTTGATTGTTTTGAGCATTTCAAACACCTATTACGCTGGTTGTTCATCAGCAACCGGATTGCCAAACTCTAATAAAATTGAATATCCATCTTTTTGATCATAGGACAAATTTAATTTCTCAACCGGACGCCCTTTATAATTCAAATTCTGCACTTGAGAATTAAACCAAGAAATTAATTCTGCTTCTTCAAGTGAAACAGGTTTAGCTGTATTAGCTGCAGTAGCCATAGTTTTTCTCCTAAGGTTAGGTTATGCCTTACGGCGTTACTCATCGATATGATGAATCTGGTTAATTTCGTGATGTCTTAAAATTTTGACCGTACGATCAAGCCATTGCTTACCGTAGATCTCGCGTACAGATTTCCGTCCATACGGATGATGCAGAATCAATGAATTACCGAAGCACGGCTCTGTTTCTTCAGATCGGAGCACGTCTTTATCACCGAGCCAGATAACAGCATGATTCGGGTGTTCAGTTCGTCCTACACGACATATAATCATGTCGCCATACTGCGGGCTATCGACTTCGTAAAAGCCCGCTTTTTGATAGTTTTCAAGATAAAGCGATGCATGTTCTGGATCTTCCCACCATGCGTCTGCACGCTGAAAATCAATCAGGTTAATCCCCAGCTCTCGCTCGTAAAAATCCCGAATAAGCGAATAACAATCTTGCCAACCGTGGAAATAATTACGCCCCAGTAAAGGGGCGCGATATCCATTGGGTTTGTAGACCTGAAAATCTAAATCTGGATAAGAACAAATCAGCCAAGGCTTACCGTGTAATTCAATTTGCTTTAGGTCTAACTCTGAGGCTGTCGTGGTACCGTCGGGGTGGCTATGCACATAAGCACTAATCTCACCTTCTTCTTCAGCAGCGGCCAGATCTACAGGATCAATCTCAAATTGATCATTTGATTCTGCGATATTGCGACAAGGAATATATTCCCGATTCACGATAACGCCGCAGCACTCACGCGGATAACATTCCTTAGCGTGTGCCTCTACAGCATTCTTAATCTTTTTTGTCAGTCTCATATTCAAACATCACATAAGGTTAGCCGCGGGGAAACCGCCAAAAGGTAGCGGCGCATTTTCACCATGTCGAAGTTTGCAGGATTTAATCTGGCCACCGCATCGATCAAGTGCGGCATCAGTAGTTGGCTCATTCTTTTCAGTAAACATCTTAGTCCCGATATACCCGCACTCCTCACCCCGATAACGGCCCTTACATGCCCATTCACACAGTGAAGTAATTTGTCGAGCCGGAATACGCAAACCCTCAAAATCAATCGGATTTGATAATTCAAAAACGACTTGCATCGGGTTTTCAGAAATCTTTTGCTCGATATACCAGTGCTGCTCTTTCGATTCATTTGATGCTGTTGGATTTCCTTCCGGAAAGTTTGCAGCATCCAGATACTTGGCCAGCGTTGTAATGACTTTAAGCTTTGCACCGGCAAAATCACTGTACTGCAGGCAGTAAGCTGAAATAGCACCCTGAATACCGTTGATATTATTTGCAATCGTTAAAGTTGGTGCTGACGCTTTACCATCAGACCGCATCTCCATTCCTTTCGCTTCAACCGAAATGGGTTCATATACCTGACCTTGCCAAATAATATTAGGTCGCCATTCTTCGCCATTACGTTGGGCGGTGAGGCCATGGAACCGCAGGAAGCCGATGCCGAATTGTGAAGCGTCCAGCTCAAATAATGAAATTAATCCGTCAACTTCCAGTTTCTGAAAATCACTTGTTAATGCCATTTTTTACTCACAAAAAAAGCCCCATAAGGGGCTTAAATACCAAAATGATTAAGGGTGATAGACTTGTTTAAAAGTTGTCGAAATACGCCACACATCACCACCAAGCTGCACAGGACTATAAGTTGCGTCCGTCTTTACGCGTACTTGCCCGTCTAAGGGCGAATTCCATAAGAATGACTCACTACCCTTATGCTTATCAAAGAACGCCTTAATCGCTAGAATTTCGCTTTTATAGGCCGTCCGTTGATACTTCCATTCACCCTTGATGTTATTGATGCCTACGGATGTGCTTTGCTCATAACCGTCACCGAAAGAGGTATTTAAAGTTTTAAAATGCTGGGTTTGCGAATTACCTTCTAAATCACATTCCCATGTAAAAATAAAATCACTCATACTTTTCTCAAGCACAAAAAAAGCCCATCAAATTGATGAGCTTTAATACTTACATGGTCAAACCGAGGTACGACCACACTAGTAAAACTATACCGCAATTTCCGTTTAAATGGAAACTCGGTTTAGTAGTGTAGAATTCGTGCCTAAATATGAAACTATTATTTCAAGATTAGGCTATACACAGGTAGGAGTGACTTTTGAAATTTTCATTCAGCTTTGATATTGCAGTTCTTATAACATTACTAACTTCATTTTTATTCTGGTGCGGCTATTGGTACAACTATGGATATGTAGAGTATTTTGGCGTTAGCATTAGTTTTTTTGATTTATCCTTTCCAAACACGATGATCGATGGTTTTTTGGTGGGAATTGATAAATTTTTGTATTTATTTATATTTTTACTCATAACCATTTTTTTGACAGGAAATAGTGGTAAAGATGGATTCTACATCTTTAACATCTTTGTTTCTGCTGTCATCTGGTTCTTTGCAATTATTTACTACCTTTGCTATGGCATGCATAAAAAAACAAAAATTGTTTATATAACACCTTACTATCAGTCCCCTTTACTAAAAAAAAGTATTCCCCAAATTCCCCGTAAAAAACCTGACTTCAGCAAGAATAAATCATTTCGATTTGCTAAAAGCCATTTAGTAAAAAACAAGATGGATTTGGCTAATTTGAAAAAAGATATATACGGTAAACCAGATACAGAAACTGGAATTTTAAAAAGTTTAATTTTTCACATCGCAGCACTGTTTCTTTTTATTTTTATTATCCTAATTTTGTTTAATTCTGGTATGAGTCTTCAAAAAACAGGAAATGATGATGCAGAAAGAAACTTTTTACTAAACTTTAATAAACGCTCAGCCCAAGCAAATGAACTTTTTCACGTCTTCCCTGAAATCAAAGAAATAAATGATAATGAGCCAAAGGATCAAAATAGTTTATCCAAATATTTATTAACCAATGTTTGCAATAAGGACTCGTGTTTTGCCGTAGATAACAGCAAAAAGACAAAGCTTGTTAAATTAGAAAATATTGAAATTTTAAATAGTTATAAAGAACCTGAGAAAGAAACAAAGCGTACTTCAGTAAGTTGACTTTACTTTCGCTTTAAAGAAGAAAACCACCAGATCGGTGGTTTTTTCTGCTGACTTAAGCATGTAGTAAACGTTCAGCTCCTGCCGCCAAGAATGCCGAACGTGTTTTGTACTGCTTATCTTTCCCCACACTATCATCAATCTTGCGAATCAAACGGCTAGGTAAAGTTACATTGATTTTCTCAGGTGAACCGAGATAACGGCTTACATCAACCTCGGTTACTGCCCAAACCATTCCATCATATTCAGGAAGATCTATATATTTACTCAAAGGGGAAGCAACGGGAATATCTTCACCATCTTCAGCTAAAATTTCTAAATGCCCTGCGATCGCCTCTTTAACATTATCGAGAGCTTCTTCAAGGGTATCACCAGCGCTGTAGCAACCGGGAATATCAGGAACTGTAACACCGAATGCTTCGGTATCTGATCCCATTTCAATTGCAATCGGATATAACATCTCATCTACTCCAAGCCGTAATTTATCAAATCGTCCTATGCGTTTTGCTGTTTAGATTGATAATCCTAAAGTCGGAAAACAGCAGGTCAATTAAGACCTGCTTGTTTCAAAATGCTTTTAACAGTTCCGCTTGGTAAATCCTTCTTCGGATGTGGAACCGTTACCAGTCCCTTTTTAGTTGGGTGTTTGAAGTGGTGATGACTTCCCGTAACCCTAACTTGATACCAACCGTCTGCTTCAATCATTTTGATCAAATCCAGACTTTTCACACTACCACCTTGTTAACTTGATGAGATAACTATAACCCTAGAGTTATTTTTTATCAATACCTCTAGGGTTATTTTTTTATGGAATATTATAACGTAATTTTTTAGCTTTAGTCATTTTGGATAAGATAGCCATAATTTACTATTTAATTATGTTTACTTTCATCATTACTTGCCTTTACTTTCTTCTGCAATAATCTCAACTTGGACGAGAAGTATCTTCTCGGCAACTTCTAACTGTTTTTCTTTATAATCAACTGAACTTTGACATATTTCAGCTGCAGCCTTAGCAAATTCTTGTGCATTATCTTTATTTTGCTTCTCTTCATCTTTAAACTTTTGTACTGCATTATCACAATTCTCAACAGCTTTTTCCGCCTCTTTAGCGAGTTCCTGCTCTTTTTGTTCTAAATTTTTTAAATCATTATTTAGTCTTTTTAATTCACTATTGTGACAGCCAATTAGAAAAAAAATTAAAGTTAAAATAACGGCCTTTTTCACTTGAAATTCCATAAAGAAATAAAGCCGTTACTCTATCAAAAAATAATATATAAATTCAAATTAGTGGGGATTCCCCCACTAACCATATTAAAATTATCTTCCTCGTTTCACGCGATCCAACGCACCTCCTTGTCTTTCTGCATCACGCCATGAATCCTGAATTTTTCGATCAACCATCATTTCATTCTGTTTCTTAAACTCTTCCAACTTAACCGTTAATTCACTACCGTCCCATTCAGTCGTAGCATCAAATTCCTTTGATGTCTGGTTAATGATTGTTACCTTAGGTGCAATTAAATTTAAAGTTCTGGTTTGCTGAATTGAATCCAGTTGGCGCGTTTCACGTTGTACAGCTTGATGGTTGTCAAAATTAGATACGACACCGCCACTAGAATAACCTTTCGGACTGTTTTTACGCATTGCCTCAACAACACTTACGCCGCCCCAACGCTTAATGTCCTCTTGCGACCAAACAACTTCACCTTTGTGCACAATCCCCGCTTCATCATACTTACCTCCGTGACCAGTATAACCGCCGTCAGAGAACCCTTTCGGCGTTGCGGCTTGGATCATTGCAATCATTGTACCTTGATCGATTGTCGCTTTAAGCGCTGCTCCGGCTTTCTGATAAACAGTACCTGGTTCTTTTGCATAGGCATCCGATGCAGACTCCCATAAATTCATTCCGGCTTTAGCCAAAGCAAACGCCTGATTCACTGCATACATGGTTCTATATGCGCTTGACTGCTCTCCAAGAATTGCTCCGAACATGCCTTGAAATGCACCCACAGTTGCTTGTGCCTTTTCAATATAAAAATCTAACTGGGCTTTACCCGCAGCGGCGTCAATATCAGCTTCGTTCTTCTTAAACTTTTTATAAATTTCATCTCGCTCTTCATGAGCAGTTTGAATAATTGCTGTTTTCTGGTCCTCAAATTCCTGCTGTGAAATTAATTGTGCCTCAAACTGTAGTTGTAACTTTTCTAGCTCATTACCCTCCTTGTGATCAATTACTGCTGTTTCTGAGTCATACCAATTTTCATTGGCTTGATATCGAGAAGACTTTGTTTGGTTGATTTCAAATAATGGCCCCGTTCCCTTCATTTCGGCATTAATTCGAGCCATTTCTATTGTTGAGTTTTTAAGTCGGTCATTTAACTCTTTTTCCTGACTCGCTTTTGAGTAACTGATTCGTTGCAGCTTTTCAGAATCAGAAATTTCACTATTTTTTAAAATTTCCTCCCGTTCCAATCTATAACGATCACGTATCAGATCCGTTTCAGTCATAAACATCTGACGTGCTTGGAATAAACGCTGCTCACGTGCTAGATCAAGTAAGGCCAACTCTTCCTGAAGCTGCTTTTCTAATAGTTCAACCGCTTGTTTACGTTCATCTGATGTTAATTCTAAATCGTGTTTTGCATCGAACTGTCTGCGTGCAAAGCTTTCTTTGAGCAATTGTTCCTCTGTTTTTAAAAAACCGCTGTAATCCTCAAGCTTCGTTTTAATGGCTTGTTGCTCAATTGCAATTTCATTATCGGCTCGTTCCTGATGTTTTGCTTTGAGTGCCGCTGCATCGATTTCAGAATATCCAGCTTCATCAATTTCTTTAAATTTCGCTGCTAAATCATTGCGGATCTGTGAAACCCTGTCTGCAACCTCCTGCTCAAGTTGAATCCTTGCCTTTGCAAGCTGTTCCTTCCTTCTTTCAGATTCTTCAATAAATTTGTAATACTCTTTGGCGCTTTCCAATTGATTAGTATTTGAGAAGACCCCCTCATTTGAACCAGCTGCGTATGATGCCCATTTATCAACTTTACCGACGTATTCAGATACTTCTTTTTTACGGGAGGGCTTTCCATCAACATATCCATCTTTCAAAAACCTTTTAGCGCCTGCTTCCCCAGCATTATGAGATAAAATAGCCTCTTCCCAGTTGCCAGTCTTAGCAAAAACTCTTGCCATATTGTCAATTACAACCTTGCCAACTTTTTCAAGATTGTAGCTATCAGCCACTGAAAGCTTATGATCCTTACGATAGTCGCTCGTAGTTTGAAAATACCCGATTGCACCAGTGTGACTCTTCGCAAATCTCTCCCCTTTAGATTCCTGAGCCATAAGGCCAGTAATTAAATGTTCAGGGACTCCCTTCTGTTTTGCATAATCGGATAAGCCACTGGAAGCCATGAGTTGCTGAACTTTCTGCATCATTTTGACTTCTTGCTTAGAGTACTCATAACGCTGCTGTTTAATTTTTAGAGCGTCCTCTTCAACTTTTTTAGCTTCGAGAATGCTCTTGTACTCTTCCTCCGCTTGTTTTGATAAGTCATCAGGTAGTTTTTGATCTAGTGGAATATTATGTTTTTCATGAAATGCCATCCGGTGTTTACTTAAATCAACTGCCTTCGCATCCCCTCCATTTGCTTTAACAGAGTTAATGAAAAATTGATTTTTTAGCTTCGTGTTTTCTACATCTTGCTTAACGGTCTCTAATAATTTTTCGTGTGCACGTCGCTTTTCATTCAGTGCTCTTGTTTCGGCATTGGTAGCGTCTACTGTTCGCTGGGATTGTTGAAGCATTTCTGCAGTAATATTTTTCTGTTTTATTAGCTCTCCTCTGATTTTGGAAATCGCATTAGCTTTTTCGTCGATTTTAGTCTTACCATTCTCGGTAATTCCATTCAGTTTATTAAGTTCATTTGCTAGTTGTTCCGCTGTTAGCCTCCCCTCCTTATGTTGCATTGCCAGTTGGCTGATCTGCTTTGCTATGTCACTTGATGCTTCACCTGACCTATAAAGACTCAAGACTAATGCTGTTAATTGCCTACTGGCATCCTTATATTCAGCTGTCAAATCTTGAAGAGATTCTGTTTCTGCTCTTAATTGGGATCGTTTTTGAACTTCATCTAACTTTTCGTATTTTTTAATAACTTCTTCAATCGACTTACCATTTTCATTTAAAGATTTTGTCGCTTTATCTGTATTATCACGGAACAATAGATATGTAGCCGCTACAGAGGCCACAGTTAGCCCTAAGCCAACTGGACCACCTAACACACCTAATAATGCTCTACCCGCACCCATTGATGCCCTAGTGGCTGCTGAAGAACGTGCTTTTGCAGCTGTAAGTGTATTTTCTGCAATTGTTAACTCTTTCGTTACTTGTGCTTCAACCTTCTTCAATTCGGCCATACGGGTAATCGCCATGGTCCGGCCCTTATTAGTAGTTTGCTCCTTCAACCGGACAACCTCTAGAGCTTTTTCAGCTTGTATTGCAGCCATTGTGGATTTGAGATTATTTGCACGTGCTTGGGCACTTAATAGTTCTTGTGCTGCAGCTGCACGCTCTGCTTGAATAGCTGCATACTGTACTGTAACTTGCGAGCCAAGCTCTTTTGTTTTAACTCCGATTGCAATACCAGATTTCACAATGCCGGGGATATAAGTAGCGAGCCAATAAGCACCGCCTATCATTGCCACATTCGTAACGGCATCAATGTTATCGGCCAACACCCCTAAACCTGCAGCCGCAGTATTTGTCGCGCCGGTGCTCATGTTGAGCTCACCTAGAAACTTGGTAACAGCATTAGATAAAGTCGTTAATCCGTCACCAAGGCTATTTTCCATTGCATCAGCAAGCTCTTTGTTTGAATCCTTTGTTAGCTTGAGAGTCCGAATAAGATCTTCAAGTGAGATTTTACCTTCCGCACCGAGTTTACGAATTTGCTCTTCAGTGTATTGAGTATGTTTTGCCATGTCCGAGATAATATTGTCGGCAGCTGAAATAATAGAGGTCCACGCATTGGCATCGATACTGCCCTTAGCCATAGACTTATTTAATGCATTAATTGCCGATTGCGCCTGATCTGCACGCGCAGCATTTGCAACAAATGAAAATGAAAGGGAATCTGAGACGTCAAGCGTATCTTTGGTTTGATGACCCAAGGCCTTCATACCACCTGCAAGGCCCAAATAGACCTCTTGGGCTTCACTCAATGCACGGAAGGTACTTTTGGTTGATTGGAATAAACGATCTTGTACGAGCTTATATTCTTCAGCGCTTTGGGTGGCATTGCGAATACGTGCGGCGTTTTGCGTGTATCCATCTGCACGTGCAATTGCTTGGTTTACTGTAATCAGACCTGCCATCATTCCTGTCAATTTCCGGATCGACACCGACAAATTGTCCATAGCCTTACCAGCGTAATCACCGCGCTGTTCAATATTGATCAATTCATTACCCAGCATTTGGGCGCGACGTTCGGCATTTTGGCTATCAATAATGACTTCTAGGCGAGCTGTTTGCGTCATCTCAATCTCACTTTTCTAAAGACAAAAAAAGCCCTGAGGTTCTTCTCAGGGCTTCAAAAAATTAACCGGTTCGGGCTTGAAGCTTTTCATATGCTTCATCGATAAAAATATTGTCTATTGCAAATATGCATTCGTTGAAGATCCAGCGCTCAACGGGTAGCTCGTATTGGTCACAATAGGCATTGATGGCGGGGATATCCAATGGCCGCGGCGTGTATTCATTGAAACGTCGTGAACGTGCAATAACGTTATAGGCAGCTAAGATTTCATACGCCGTGTATGAAGGATCAGGTTTTTCACAAACCTCCGGCTGTTCAAGATTTAAAGCTTTTGCGATTGCTGCTTGTTTCTTGGCGTTGTCGTCCGCTTCTTTTTCGGAGCCGAACTGGAGCCATTTGTAGAGCTTGATGACTTTCCCAAAACATCGGCCTTCCAGTCATCCGCCTCTTTTTGAATACGTTCTGATTCTGATTTTACAAATGCCCAAATAATTGAACCGATATCACCCAGGTTAAAAAGTTTTGTCGCATTTTCTGGTGTATAACCTGGTTCTGTTTTAACGACCTCACCATCATCGTTTTTTTCACATAAAACGATGCCTTTCCAGTCTTCCAGTAAATGACACGCGGCTGCTTCAAGTAAAAGCTCTGGATAAAGCTTATCTAATAATGTTGCTGTGCTGACGTCATAACCCTTTGCAGCTACTTGGTTTGATGCGCGCTCAATTGCAACTCGATAAGGTTTATAGCTAACTCCACGGATCTTAAATTCTGCTAAAACATTGCCCTTCTCGTCTTTATATTCACACCACTTGCTTACCGTCTTTTCTTCATTCACATTTACGTTTAACATTTTTTATCTCCAAAAAAATAGCAGCCCTTGGGGCTGCCATTGAATAAAATTTATGCTTTAGGTGGTACGGCCGGAATACGTGTGATCGTTGGAGCTTGGTCCACAACTGAAAATTCAAATGAGGTTTTGATAAGGTCGCCCTTCCCACCAGCTGGTAAAGGAGCTTTGATTTCAGCTTTAGGGATAAAGATTTCGTACTTATTGCCGTCTGTGTCTTCGATAGGCACTTTCAATGAAATGGTTTTATTGGTGAACTGCTTTTCATACATGTCTGATGTTTTACGTGACCATGCAGACGTAAAGTTACCAGTCCCCAAGGCCATCATTTCAAGAATTGCACGGGCATCTAATTTATTACCGAGGCAGTTTTGCAACTGCATGGTGTTATCCCATTTGAATGAAAATGCCGTAATACATGAAACACCGGCTTGCGATACGCCATCGATGAGGATGTCACCAATCGAAACGTTAGAGAGCTTTGGATTGTCATCGGCATCTGCAACAGCTCCAGCTGGTAGCTTGTCGAAGTTTTTACGACCCAACGCCATGAGTCCGAATGACATTTTCACAATGCCTTTTTCTGGGATATCGATGTTAAATGTATTCACATGACAGCCGCGGAAGACATGGTAATCATTCACATCGTCAAAACCGCGTAAGACTGAAAACGTTTGTCGCTTGGTACCACCAAAAACAAGAACATTATTGGCCCAGTCATTAAACGCAGCAGCGGCCATTAACTCTTGAACCATAGGGCTATATTTAGCCTCGATATTTAAATCACCGGCGTATTCAACACCAGTAATCATTGAAGAACGTGACAGACGACCACTGGTGATCGAGTTTGATTCTTCTTTTGTGACAGTCGCATCCATACCGTTTTCTGTGAACTCGAAAATAGTTCGGTCGAAAGGTACCGGAGTAACACCTACTTTGGCCTCTTTAGCAATTTGTGTAATTTGACGTGCACCACTAGACATGTGGTTTCCTCCTTTTCTTTAGGCATAAAAAAACCACCTCAGGAAGGTGGCATACAGAAACAACTAAGCCCGCGTAATGCGGGCTTAGTCATAGTGTTTTTTCAATTAATTTAAGGCTGGTAGTCGAGATCTACACTCACCCCGGTAACCGTATAGCTTTTCGGTGCACCGAGACATTGTGTATCGGCTAAATCAACATAAACACTCTTAACGGCCAGCTGATATTTAGCCTGCCATTTGGCAACTGTCTCACCGATCACTTGGGCCAGTTCGGTTTCTAGCTCTTGTTTTTTGCTTTCAATTTCGTGAAGTAGCTTTGTGTATTCGTTCATCTCAATTTACCCGGAATCCAACAATCACATTATACATATCGAAATCATTACTGGTTCCAACGTGTATTGCTTCACCTTCAGAAAACTCCAAGTGCCCGACTGAAAAAAACTCAAAGTGATCAAGGAGCGCTGTATTTAAAATGCTCATTTCTTTTGTGCCGGTATTAGGCCGGGCAAAGCATTGAATGTTTATAGTACCAGTACGGCGAACCACAGGTTTTTTTGCCAGTCCTGCAGTAAAGCTTTTTCCGAAAATGATATTCAATCGGCACCATAGCCCGTTATTAGGCGGATCAAATGATACGTTGGGATAGACTATACAGTCCTGAGAAATACCCTTAAATAAGCGCATACGCTCATTGATAGCTATACGCGCTTCCTCTATTGTCATTGCCGCCATTTTAACCGCCGTACTTCTGTTTGATCATGTTCATTGATGTTGAGACCATGCCCTGCGGTGCTTGATCTGACCAGCCATTTTCAAGTCTCTCGATATATGGCAAATTATTCTGCAGGTAGATAAGAGATCCAAGTTTTGCATTCTGGGAAAAGAATACAAAGGTTTTATTGATTGTGCCCTGACCAGATTTATCCTGTTCTTTTAAATCGTATTTTAGATCCGGTGTATTTGATGCTATCCAGTTGCCGCGTGCTGTACCTTTATCTACTGGGGTACCAACAACAACCCCCTGAATCAGATCCATCCCAATATCTTGAATTAACTTTTCCCCGTCCTGTTTTACCATGATTGCAAAATCAGACGGCTTTTTGCCTTTCCAAGCCATAAACGTACTCCCATAAAAAAAACCCACGAGTGTGGGTAATTTATAAAAATTTGAGAAAGTTAAATTCTATGTTCGCTTGCTAAAGAGTTAATAGCATTTTTGTCAGCTTCAAAATTTAATGAATAATCCATCATTAGGTCACTAAACTTTTCATGTGCTCTTAACTTTTGCAACATTAAACCGGGTATAGTAGCTTCTTGTGCGGGATCTGCTTCACACGTTTTAATGTCAGTATACGTTTGTACTAGCAATATAATTTGAATTACCAACTTGTTTTGTTTGGAAATAAGTTCAATGCACTTATCATGAAAATCTGTGTTTTTAAAACTCTTTCTAGAAAATAGTACTCTGCTATTCAGTTGTCCTAAATTATTTAAATTCTTGCTAGTCCAATTGTCATAGTTTTTCAATGCCCCATCATAAAAGCCAAAATGAGAATTACTTAAAAAATTAGTCGATTCTGTTCTAATCTGCTCTAAACTTGTTTCCAAATCTTTCAAGATACCTAATACATCTGCTTCATTATTAACCAATCTATGATTAACTCTCCAATCACTAAAGAGAATAAATGCTGCAACAGGAGCTAGAAATGCTGCTAATAAAGTAAGAGAATCTTTTAATATCTCATAAGCTTTTTCATAATTAAAATCGTAAATATAGTAAGGATATTTGCCTAGAAATATAAATGCTATAGCTAAATAAAAGATGAATAAAAAACTAAACCAAATAGTCATTTTCCGAATTTTTTGTTCTAAATTTTCAGTTGACATAAATCCCCCTATATTCATTAGCATATTAGACCAAGTATTCAGTGCTTTCTCAACTGGCAGATCCAAGTCGCTCCTATCGGGTCCTTGGAAATATTGATCACACGATATAAAGAGCCCTTTATAACCCACTCGTCATTAATAGCGGGTTCAGCTGATACTTCGCTTTGCAACAAAGTAACCTTGTTATCTGTCGCCGGTATTCCTAAATTTGCAATGTCATAGGACTTATACTGCCCGAAAAGAACGCCACGGCCAGAATAAGAAAGCTTTTCCTCTTCATACGTTTCATGTACCGGGTCAAAGTTCTTTTTAATGATTCTTTCGCACGTAAATTCGTGTACAGCATCAGCAAGTTCATTATCGAATGCTTCAGCCAGATCCTCTTGGAGTTCTTCACGTAATCCCATATCAAGTCCTAATCAGTCTGATAGCATAACCGCCGCTGCTTCCATTAGGGTTCTTTAATTCCAGCGTCTCAATAATCTCAGTAGCTATTTGCTCATAACTTGAAATTGAAGTTGAACCCTCTTGATATTCACGTTCTGACTCTACTGTATCCCCTTTAACTTTTTTTCGTTTTAATAGTTGTTCTTGCCCGTTATAAATGGCTTTGGCCTTGATACCTTTCACAATTTCACAGGTCGCATACTTCAAAAGTGGATCTATCTTGTCCGGCATAAATCCAATTTTCTTACGCATCCACGTGTTGGCCAATAGGACCAGATGTGCTTTGTCACCTTCAGGTGCAAAGTCATCCCCTAAACGTTCATTGATATCCTGAATGGTGACAAAACTCATATCTTTATTCCTTTGGTAGTAAAGCCAACAGATCTTCTTTAAGTTTTACATCCGGTGGGATTTCAATATTTTTGGATTTCAACAACTCCTTAATTTCATCCACCTTCAACTTTGAATAGTCCACTTTTTCATACTTGGCCAACTGCTCAGTTAGAGCACTCTCACTTTCCAATGCCGCTTTAAGTTCACCACGTAATTGAGCTTCAGTAGCTTCACGCTCAACCAGTAACGCCTTCAACTGAACATTATTATTTTCTACACGCTGACATTCATTTTTCATGTCATCAATTGTTTTTTGCAGATCTGGCGTAATCCCGACCTTCAAATCAAGCGTAACGCTATCCGGCGCTGCTGAAAGCTTTTCACCTTCATAAAGTTCATGTTGCCCATGTTTAAAATCAGATTCATTGATGATGCGATATGATTCGCCGTGTTTAATTTTTACAGTATTTACTAACATTTTTTACTCCTAAAAAAAAGGGCTTTCGCCCTTCCTTTTTAGCCCAACAATAGACCGATATGTTCTTGGTTAATTGCTTTTACACCCCATGCCAAACGTACATGGTAGACCACTTGTAAGAATTGCTTATAGACGGCGATTTCAAAAGCTAAACCTGTAGCTGGGTCAACAATAGTGGTAATGTCACTAGCATTATCCCCTCCTTCAGGTAAAGCCGGTGCACGTGTCGCTAACGCAATCGCAGAACGTGCAAATGCAACGTTAGGCACATAACTATTGCCGACGGAAATACCTGTTTTATCTTCAGCAGGTAATAACAGACCATGTTTATTAAGCCCTAAGGTAGAGCCAAATAAACCTGATGATACGTACTTGGTAGCATCACCGGCCAAAGTAACGATATCACCGTTCAAGATTGTTCCTGTGCCTCCGCTTACCTCAACAGCGCGGCTACGGATACCATGATTGCCCTGCGTGATATAAGCGTCTCCAGTACCTTTAGTATGTAGTCCAACAGCGTGAGAATGGCGAATAGCCATGTTCATGATGCGGTCAGTCATACCATTACGCAACATATCGTCACGGCCAGCTTCATTAGCTTTAAATAAGTTAGCTTGACGCCCACGTAGGTTCGCAATAGCCCCGTGGCCTAGAACCAACTGGATGTCATTGGTAGGTGCACCATTCGCCTCTAATAATCCCAGCACACCGGCAAAGTCAGTCATATCAGAACCAGTACCGAAAGGTGTTTTACCCGCTGTGCCATAACCTACAGCTGCATTCTTATAGGCTTCTAAGTGAATATCAGCTTCGATTTCATTCACCAGTGTGCGCATTGCTTGATAAAAGCGTTGTGCCTGAATAGAGCTAAACATACCTGTGTTTTTAAGCGATTTCGTTTCTTCACCATTCCAACGTACAGGTACATGTTTGGATTTAGAGATAGTCGCTTTAATGGAGCCAATTTCTCCATCACCAGTATCTGGTGCATTAGTACCAGGAACAGAATCTTGAGATTCAACGGCTTCAGTAACTGGAATTTTTACATCATCGCCCAATGCAGCTCGTTCAATTCCTGAATCGCGTGTGACCGCAGGAATGTAGCCAGTTAATTCACGAGAAATAACATCAAGTGCTTCGTAGATTGCCGGCATTAAACCTGTTAATTCATTAGCCATTTTTAAAAATTCCTATATTGCTTAATTTAAATACGTAGGGAGTGTTGTTTGATTAGTTTTCAGTAACCTGACCACCGTCTTTGAAGAACGATTGCTTGTCTGCCGGGCTCATCTGTTCAAAGCCCTGACGTGAAATTGACTTGCCACCGCCTGAACCGCCTTGCCCGCTGAAGCCGCCGCCACCTGCTTGTGAGCCTTTTAAAATAGAATTCTTGTGTTGGTATCCGTCGACCAGAATTTCTAAAGCTTCGTCAAAGGTTGCCTCATCACCGTGGTTAGTGCGTGAATAGATCTTCTGACCTTTGCTGTCATAAGCCACTGGTTTACCGTTCTCTACCTTGAAGTTGGTTTTAAACATGGCTTGAATCATGTCTGCAGGCACGGCGACCTTGTCTGAGATAAATTTAGAACGAGAGAATCCGCCTCCAATAAGCTCGTTATGCAATTGACCTTGGTATGTGTCACGCTCTTGAGAGATCTGGTTGATCTGTGTGTCATAAGAGGATTTGATTGATTCAATTGCTTCAGTACGCACACGTTCAGCTTCACCAGCATCAATCAGTTTTTTGTCATCAAAATTTTTAACAGTATCAATTGCCTTACGAGCACCTTCAGGATCAATTCCCTCGAACGCCTTTAAGCTTGTTTCCGCTTTCTCCTTATCTAAACGGTGATTCTTTGCTTCGGTACCGAGTTCATCAATTTTTGCAACTGCACGACCCGCGTCAAAACCCACTTCTTTACCGTCATCGTGTACATAAATTGGGTGACCGTTTTCATTTACTTCTGCGTAAGTTTTGCCGTCTTTTTCAACTGTTTTAAGTTTCATGGTTTCCACCTTTTAAAATGAGTTTCCACTCGATACGCCGTCCGTTTCCACTTTCAGCAGGGATAAAAAAGCGACCTCGAGGTCGCTTAAATTTTGGATATTTTTAAAAACCGCTTGGTTGAGCAGCATCCTGCCCGAGCTGATTAATAAGCATTACAAGCTTGTTTCCTGCCGCTTCAGCTACATTTGGCTTTAAACGAGGTACCTTCAGTAACGCAGTTAAAGCCTCGATTGTAGGAATCAAATTACAGCCACCATTTGTTGCTGTTCGAATCGTCCCGCTAATGTGGTCCCGATCTAAGCCGTATCCACAAATATGATCGTTAGGATCTAAACTAACACTTCGAACTGGGTTTCCTACTCCGCCGCCGACTGAATGGATACCATCAAACATATCGCCGTGAGATAAGCCGTATTCGCCGGTATTCGGCTTCAATAAACAAGTCCCGTCAATTACATGTGCCCCACCTAATGTAAGTGTCTGGTCAACTTCTTCGGGGATAACCTCAGGCTCAACAACCTGTGGCTCTTCAAACTCAATGCCGGCATTCTTCATATTCTGAGCAGCGTTATCAAAGGCGAATTGGTTATAGTTCTCACCTACTGAACCTTCAGGAACGTTATATTCACCCATGATAGGCAGACCACTAAGTAAAGTAACAGCGCAGATAACACGCTTTGGTGAATCACGTTCTGACTCTTGGCCAATAGTGAAGTATTCAGTTTTTGCAATCAGTTCTTGAAGTGTTGGCTTTGTCATTTTGACCTCGCATAAAAAAGCACCCTAAGGTGCCCTGAATGAAAACGGTTAGGCTTACAAGCCCAGTTCTTTAAAAATTTTGGCGTCCAGATCCTTTAATTCTTTAAGGGATAGAATGGAACCGTTATCCGCACTAAATTTATCAATAGAGATTTTCCCGGACTTGAACAATTCATAGCGCGTTTTACCTAAAATTGATTGCTGCAGTGTTGCGTCTTGCCGAGAGAACCAATCTTTATACTTAACGTTAGAATCTACCTGACCAACTTTTCCAGATCTTTCATCCTTAGGTATATCTTTGACACTACGCTCATCAGCTACAAAGGGACGTTTACCAATAGTTTTGCCCTCCTGATCGCTAACGGGCACATATATGGTCCTGTTGTGCGGGTGCACCGGGAACTTAGGCCGGCTAGGGTCATCTGAACGATAAACGCGGCCATCTTGTCCGGCGCAAAACAAACAGGTTTTACCGTCCAAAGTCGCTACAACCTTTAACCATTCAAAATCCATTTTCTTATACATAGCCTCTTGAGTTTGGTTCGCGATATGGCTTCGGGCTGTTCTAACCAGCGTATTAACCTCACGTCTTGAACGATCAAGCAGGCCGTCTGTATATTCTTGTTTTTTTGTGCCTTTGATCGTCTGCACTATTTGTTGAGTTGTTTTACCAGTATTGATCCCGTCCCGAATTGCATACTCCACGCGTTGTCTAAGGTCACCAGTAATCTTGATAAATAAATCGTCTACTAACATTCCACCTGAAAACGGCGTTTTCTTGGCTTGCTGCAGCAATGTTTTGCCCTCTGGTACCTTAACCTTTTGCTTATAAACCCGAGTTAAATAACTGGCCTCATATACTGCGAGTGGCACAGCTGAAATAGCAAAAGTTTCAGGCAAACTAACTGAAAGCCCAGCAAACCATTCATTCAATAATTCACGCACATCCTTTAAAGCTTTTGTGGTGTATTTCCCGCCAGATAAAGCTGTCAATTCTGACTCACTCAAATTGTCTAACAGCTCCAGTAACGTTGCTAAATTCTGGTTTGAAATTCTATTAAAATTATTTAGGATCTCATGTAATGCACCAGTAGAAAGCCTGTACAGGTCGACGTTATGTCGAATCAAGGCATCAAGTAACTCTTGTTGCTTCATAATGCATTAATCCGTAGGTAATCCCTTATTTTCGCCCAATTCTTCATCAGCAACCATGTCTTGAATTTCTTCATAAGAGTAATCTGGAAATTCACCTGTCTGTTGATATTCGTGCCATATCTTGAACGGATATTTCCCAGCTACACAGGCTTCATAGATCTGTTTAGAGCGCTCATTATCAAATTTAGGCTTGCTGAACTCTTTCGAAATTTCATACACCATTTGCTCTGGTGTAATCGAATCAATATTGGGCATGGCAAACTTCGCACACCAGCGTAATGCTTGAGTAAGGGCCACGCTCACATTGACCGTGCATAGCGATAAAACAGAATGCTGAACCGTGTCATCATTATCTGATTGGGTCGCCGTTTTATTTGCAGATCCTTTCTCAATTAGGCGTGCACCAATTTCTTTCATCTGCTCTTTTTTCATATCCATTGCAGCTTGTGAAAGAGTATTAGGGTTCGCCTGAGCAACGCCTACTTTGGTCGGGAAGGCATTCCGGCACCCGATATATAAACCGTCCTTCTTGATGGCCTCATATGCCTGTAAGTCAATGCTATCCAAGTAATATTGAGGCTGGCCAACAAAATAAACAGATTCCTGAAAATCTGCGCTATCACGATAATGGGCGATGTTTAATTCAGCCAATTCAAGCAAAGGAGCGTTGTCAATCTCAGGTGTATTATCAATGGCACCGACAAACGTGATCGGGATATAACTCCATGTTTGACCGTTATAGTCCTTCGGGATTTTTTTCTCCCCGCCAACAAATTCACCCTTACTATTCTTTGTATAGATCTGCACAGTGAAAACGTAATCATCCTTTGCATTACTTTCTTCTGTTTTTTCCAGTCTTAAAACGCGGTATTGAACAGTAGATTTAAACTCAAATTCACCAGGTGCACGGGCCGAAATATTTTCACATATTACAATCAAAGAAATTTTACGCTGGTTGCCAACAATGATCGTGTCCCAGTTAATAATTGATTTAGCCGAGAGGATATGAATCATCGGGAAAGCTTTTCTATTCGCTTCCTCTGCCCTTGTCTTTGACGGCTGTACATCAGGATAGTCAACGTAGACGGCGCAGCGATAATTACGCAAAATGCCTCTAAGGGCCTTTTGTGCGAGTTGATGAATACTTACCCCTTGGCCATTGGCATTCCGCTCCAAGTATTCAATTTCTTCAGGGCGTTGAAAGTTGGGTAATCTTACGAACGCACCACCGACAAGGCTTCCTTGAGTCTTTCCAGTTACGCCGTAGAAATGCGCATGTTCAAGGTAGGATTCATAAGCATCTAAGGCCCCTTGTGAATTATCACTCTTGTTATGTCGTGGCAGATACTTTTCACGCTTAGATTTAATTACATGCTGGCCTTTACATGCATCATCAACCTTCTCCCATAATGGAAGATTCTTCACATAGTCTGGATGCTGTGCTGTTACGCTCGTCATCGTGCAAATCCTAATTTCAAACTTAATACTGGTTTAATGATCGGGAACCGTTTTGCGATTGGATAACCGCCTGCGTCGCCTACGTGGTCCAGCCCGGCCTTTTTATCTGGCATCCCAAAATCATCATAAATTTGCTGCTCTAAGGTTTCTGTAAAGCGCGGGCATTTGTTTGTGTTCACCTTTAAGGTACGTTCACCCTCAGCATTTAAGATCAAAGCATTTACAGCATTTAGACGGTCTTTAATGCTCGGGTTAGTTGTTGCTACCTCAACCTTTAACCCTGCCTGTCTTAAAATCGCATGATCGGACTCACTTGCCGATTTAGAAGAGGTTGCTTGCCCGGCAGCATCAGGGATCACCGTAATGTCATGAAACGGAAAGCGTTCAATAATCAGCTTTGCCATCGTTGGGGTATCGCGCACACCAACAAGCTCATCCAATGCCAATGGCTTGCCTTCGCGTATGACATACACCACGGCGGCCATTTTCAGAACGTTAAAGTCCATACCAATGATTAACGCCTCATTAGGTTTAATCTCTTCGTCCGTGTGGTTGAGCCTACGGTCAAATTCCGGATATACCGCACCGCTTGTAAGGTTGACGAACTGCCCTTTCAAATAAGCTGAAATCAACTGCGGCGGGTATGACTCATACAGTGATGAAATATAGTCATCTGGTAAATTCAACTCATTGTCATAAGTTGAAGCCTGAATCATTCCGTAAAGCTTTCTTTTAGCTGGCGTTGAGTTAGCTTCTTTAACGAATTGTTCGTACGTAAACTTGAACCCTTCTGGCGTTGTTGTTACATCGATACCGTTCAAAAGGCCGGCTTGCTTAAAACGCATACGGGCAATAATCTTACGCCAAGCCTGCTGTGCTTTTGTCATTGGCATGACATCCAGCTCATCAATCAAACCGTGACCGATTTTAAAACCTACAATCGTCTGTGGCTTTTCCATGGATCGGCAAATAATCGTTGACCGATATTGCCGCCCATAATAAATATCGACCTCTTTATTCGATTCATAGACCTTCGTTTTTAAGCCCCAATCAAAAGCAACCTCATCAATCGTAGGGAAAAAGATATCCCGAATCTGAGGATAGGTCGGAGCAAAATAACCTAAAGGTACCTTTGGGAATGACCAAGACTTATCGCATAAACTTCCACAACCGACCCAAGTCTTCCCGGATCCAAAACCCGCAACAAAAGCCCTAAACTTATTGGGCAAAAGCAAAAAGTTAGCCTGTGGTACATTCAGCGTCGGATTGATGTTCGGCATCTTTCTTACTCGCATCCACCACATTAATAGTTACTGATACCGGCGTTGGATCGTCTGCGCCTTCGCCGTCACCGTTTTTGATTCTGTCAATCTCAAGCTTTTTAAGCTGGACATTTAGCAGCTGTAAATCATGCCCCTGCATTTCTTCCCGGGCTTGCTTGAGAATGCTTTGCTTCATCAGCTTGTTACGACCGTAGTCATCAAACATTTTTTGAAGCTGATTCATCCGGAATGACTTATTCGCAAGTGGAATATCCCAAACGTCATCCTTAAATTTCTCTCGCGTAGAGAAAAATAATGTTCTTAATTTCTTACTTAAATTGCGCCCGGCACTTTTAGTCGGGTCATATCCCTCACACTGCCGTCTATCAATTTCAATGTTAAATTTCTCTTTGACAGCATCAGCTACTTGTTGAGGGGTTTCAAAGCAAGCAAGCGACTGAACTATAAAGATTTTCACAGGCTCTTTAAGCGCCGCCATACCTCCCCCTTCGTCAAGCTACGTCAAACAAATAAGGCAAAAAAATTTAAGCCAGTTTTAGTCGACAAGTGCCACATGCCTGGGCAATTGATACTTTTGAAATAGTTGGCCCCTCTTTTGCCAACTCAACCATTTTTTGTACGGCTTCATTCGCACCGTACCGCTGGACAATACCGTGAAACTCTTCAACATCATGTCCACGTAAATAATGCTTTGGTTCACCGGTTTGACGGCTTACCAGCATGTTCCCATCTTCATCACGCTTAACGCCGATGTGATAGAGCTCATGTTCAACCAAAGCGCAAAACTCCACGTCTGAGCAATCAGCGCAGTGTTGGGCATCCAAAGTGATTAGGTATTCAGGTACATGGCCGAACCAACGGCGCATCTGCAGCTCTTGTCTGGCCTTTTGCCATCCACCCGCTCTAAACATCACTTTTTCACACTGACCAAGCACCAAACGTTCACCTTTGATAAATCCACCCGAAGCCCAAAGAACCTCGAAAAACGAGCCTTCAAACGCGCTGATATGATCATGATCTTCGTTATAGAGTTCACCCTTAGGCTCAATGAACGTTTCCCATATCCATTTTTTAACTTCTGGTGCCGGTTCAAACTCATAACCATCAAATTCAGGCTCAAGCCCTAAAATGTTCTCAGGCGGATACGGACGTTTTTGCATTCCATTTACTCGCAATCTCAGTACGGCGTTGTTTAAGTTCTTTTAAATTTTTATTGGCCAAAAAAAATTGCTCATCAATGTGAGCAATTTCTTTATCTGTTTTGCCTTGTGTGATCACTGTTCCCCAGTGGTCCACTTCTTGTTTTGCTTTAATGATCTGTTTATCCAGATCCCAAAAGTTTTCGTTTTGTTCTTTCACCAGTTCACCTATTCAAAAAGAAAAACCTCGCCAATATTTAGCGAGGTTTTGCACCTAAAGGAGGTATTGCACCTAAAGGAGGTATTTATACCTCTAAAATCACCTACAATTTAAGTTACTTAATAATGAGGCCAGCTCAACTTCATCATTCAATATAGTTAATATCGGAGCTTGAGTTGTTACTGTAGTTTGTACTGTTTCTATTATAACTCTAATACCACCCTCTTCTGGCCTGTATATATTAATAGCAACAATGTGAGTCGTATTTAGGTATAAGTCATCTTTTATCTTAACTAACATTATTTTCACCTTGCTATTAAATAGACCCATTCTTATACCATGGATAAGCAAAAAGCCCACCGATTTGATGAGCTTTTAGACCTATAGGTGATCAAACCGAGGTACGACCACACTATTAAAACTATACCCCAATTTCCGTTTAAATGGAAACTTAAATTTTTATCGATAAAGTTAAGATTTAATCATTTATGAATTCAATAAAGTAAAACAACTTTTGTATTTATAAGTAATACTGCTAATGAACTTCTGATTATTTGGGACTGAATGGTATAGCAATAGTTGAGCTGCGGTGCTCGTAAGATTATTTGATATTCTCATCAGCTGGATAACTAGATTCTCATCGAATCCTATTTGCTGTCTAGTAAAAGCATGTTTTCCGGTGTGAACAAAAGAATGTAAGACCTTCAAGTTGATCTCTTTGAATTCCTTTAACTGCAATATAATTCCGTGAGCATCAAGATTCGCCTTTAATAGCAACTCAAGCATGTCATGTGCCATTGGTATTTTTGGATTTAAATATTGCTCTTCCAAAGTCCAACTAAAATTTAAGACAGATATTTCACTATTTTCTGCAATGAACATGAGCCAATATGCTCTAACTACGGCTTCAAATTGAGCTCGGAGTAGCACCATTCCTTGCATGGTTAGATCAGTACTTAATAGTAAATTAACACCAATGGAATGTTCAATTGAGATGTTTATACATTGTTCTACAAGCTCCAATCTAGGCCCACAATCCATCAAATTACTTTTCGATATTTCATACTTTATTTCTTGAAGCATTTTTAGAGATTCAGTAAATAAAACTGTCTTATTCATTTTTCTATTAACCGAAATTATTGAATTTTGTTTAAAAGTATCGTTTCTGGACTAGAGACGAAATTTAAAGAAGCTATTTTATATAGTTCAACAGTAGGTCTTTTTCGTTCTTCTGTTAAATAAAACCTTGCATTTTGATTATGGGTTTCAAGAATATAAAGCTCAGCCATAGTATCCAATATAAGGAATAATCTTATGCAGTTATCCATTGTGGCAAATATTTCATCTTTAAGTAGATGTGCAGCCAAATGGCGATTAAAATTAGAATATGCGTCTCCAGCTGTGGACGGTTTATAAAAGTGATCCGAAAGCAACTGATCGCAAGCCTTGCTATAAATATCATAAAACAATAGGTTACCCGGGCATGGATTTCTCGAATATCCATTGCTGAAAAATTTCCTGAAATCTTCGAAATCAGGTTTTTTGCTTACTCCGCTTAAAGCTAACCAACGTGAAATTATGCCCTCAATTGTAGGAATTAGTGTCAGGTACGCAGCAATGAAATTACTTCTATAAAATGAAAGCACCGCAGATTCGATAATTACTGCAAACTCTTTAAAAGGTAAAAGCACTTCAAATCTTCCTAGTTTTTGTTCTGCGCGAAAAACTGGATGCATTGCTTTTTTAGCTAATTCCTCAATAATCTCATGTTCTGTATGGGGAAGATTTTGACATAATCGTTCGATGTCATTTATTTCAGCCAAGGTAGAATCTGATCTAAAAGTCAGGGCGTAGTTTGCAAGAATATTATTAATTTTTAGCATCCGTTTTATATCTTCAGACGATGTACAAAGAATATAGGGAGACTTTTCATCTATTTCTCGTTGTTTTCTATGATGCGCTAGGAATAATTCATAAGCCTTTTCACTTACACGATTCCAAGCTGATTTATCAGTATTGAGCCCCTCTTGACTCTTCACCAAGTCAACTGATTTTGGATCTTTGTGTAAAGCTAATATAACCCGTTTTGCAATATCGATTGTTTTTGGCATTTTTTCACGCGGTATGAATAGTAAATATAAATAAAGGGCTTGAACAACCCCTTATCAATTAAATCATATCGCTCAATTACAATCGAGATCTGAGCCTCTTAAAGGTTCAGGCTCTTAAGGTATCAGTTTTATATTTCTTCATTACTTCCGAAATATTAGTTGCTTCATTTTTTAAAAGTTCATTCAATATTTTTTCGTACCGCTTCCATGTCTTGCGGTAAATCTCAACAGTCATTTGGTGTGAACCGATACCGGCATAATACAAACGGCCTTTTTCTGTGTAATTTGCCTCTAGATCAGGATCTAAAGCAAAATCTAATATCATCCTAGCAACCAGCCATGCCAAATGATGCATTGCAATATTCTGTGGCTCACGCTTTTTATGCTTTTGCGCCTGATCAATCATTACTTTTGCCAGCTTATTTCTAATGTATTCATAATCTGCAGGTGAATTACCATCAAAAATAATCAAACTTGCTAAAGACTTTGAGAATAACGTGTCCATTACCCCAATAACACCCAGACGGTCTTGCACATCAACTGGTTTTTCATCACTGGTGGTCCGTACATTTGCCGCATCATAAGAGGGAGATTTAGCTGTCAAATCTTGCTTAAACCATTCGAAAATGGGGAATTGTGTCGTGATAGAACTCATATTTAACAACCTCACACTTCTCTAACATCAATATCAAAAACGGTTTTCATCAAATGCTTTTTATTGCGATAACTCGCTAATTTTCGCGTGGCCAAAGATTTAACATCTTCAACCACATATACGGCGCGCTGTTCTGAAATATCGGGCTGCTCATCAAGGAAATTACTCACAACGTACAAAGTCCTTTTTTGAACGATTTCAAAATAAGTAAAATCTGCAAAATATCTCAGTGCCGGTTTCGCTCGTTTCTCCCCAGCAATCTTGACCTTCGGTGCCAATTCAAACTTAGTGTGATGCTTCAGATCTGCAATCTCACCACGCTGCTGTCGGGCTTTAAGCTCGATATAACGTTTAAACTCTTTTTTCGAGTCGAGTGTCATCCCATCAAGCTCAATCTTTTGTGCGTTGAACTTATTAGAGCTCGCCTTTTCTTTAATGCGACCAGGATGACGTTTCCGATATTCATGAAGTGACATTGAGGTCATTTACAAACACCACCTTTTTTTAATCGTTACTGGCCACCGCCATACTTTCGAGCTGAAGGACGTTTTTTCTGGAATTTCCTATAATCAAACCAAAACCAAACCAACATGCAGAAAGTAAGCGACATAGATGCGATAAAAACAATTAAAAGAGGCTTAAGCATCCTGCTCCCCCTTGAGCACCTGCTCTAACTCTGACGCTTGAATCACAAGACCGCCGCCTCTCATGTTGCTGTATGAGTTTACTTCTATACATTCTTGAACCAAATGAAGCTTACACTCGGCTTTACCCACCTGCTTTTGTAGTTCATCCAACTTCGATTGTTGGTAACACCATGTGGTAAACATGAAGTGCATAACGTCAGATTTATATTGACCATTGGGCCCAAGCTGGAAATCACTTGAATATCCTTGCTCACGGATATAATTTTCAAAATCACTTCTCATGCCTTCACCTTCTGGATTCTAAAACCCAATTCAATCTCTTCTGGTTCAGCCGGACGCACACAATATTCTGGCCAGCGAAAACCGCCTTGTACTTCATACAAAATTGCACCGGCAATATTTTTTTGGATTGAGAAGACTTGAAATAACTTGTCTATCCAGAAACGATCATTAAGAACAAAATAAGCACCTTTATCCAGCATGATTTACCCCATAAATTTTTTCGTAGTCTGCGATGGCTTGTTCTAAAACCTTAAACATTGTGGTTTCAGGCCATTTATTCTTTTTGGCCCATTTAATTTCTTTGTGACATTGATCTATTCCGCCATATTCAATGATCATATCGATACTCTCAACGAGTCGCTTGAGCTCAGGAATTTCTAAAATTAAATAATCACTAACCTCCAATTCGGTCTTTGCTCGCCCCTCTACCTCTGGAAAACTACCGTCTACTTTCTTGTAGAAAATTAGATTCCCCATTGGTGTTACTAAGCATAGATCTGCAGTTGAAGGCGCATACTCAATGACTTCTTTTGTGTTCTCAAAATCGTGCTGCTGAATAAATTCGACTGCATTCTGTGGAAATCCCATAAACTCCCCCATGAGCGCTCGTTCTAAAGCTCTAGCCATTGCTAAAATTCTGTCCGTATCCTTATTCGGACTGACTGAATTCTTTTGTTCATCCACATATACTTTCCATGTTTCAAGTAAGTTTTCTACAGAGCGCAGTTGTCCCTTTAACTTGGTCTTTGACTCAATCATTAAGTCAAGTGTTTGATTGCGGGAATGCAGAAGTTTATTGCCCACATGCAAGTTCTTCACCAGGTCATCAATCTCTAATTGATCTAACTGGCACTGGTACCAAAGACCATTCAAAAATCCTAAGGTATAGTCGTGAAGTACTTCAGACGCATAGCAGTTTTCAACCTCATTAAACGTTACATGCTCCAAATAAACCTTTGTGTGAACATTCAATTTCAATTTTTCTTCAAACTTATTGCGAATACTGCTCACTACACACATACAATTGCCCCGGTCAAAATGCCAATCAAAAAGGCAAAAGTTAAAACGATACCTAAAATTAAAATCACTGAACCAAAAATATGTTTCATACGACTCACTGAACTCCCAGTGCAAGAAATACTAAAAAGACCAGAAATAAAATCTGAGCTCCGAAATAGAGCACAATTACCAAATTCAATTTCACTGGCTTAGCTCTTCTGGACGTTGCTCTAGAGATTCTTTCCAATCACCTTTAAATGGATTGACTTGTGGTGGTAAACCAAATCGGAAAAAGCAATCTTCATCATTCCATCGGCTCTGTCCCGAACTATGGTGGTGTGGCTTATTGACCCATCCGAGCCCATAACCCAAAGAATCAGTTGCAATCCAATTAACTTCGCTCGGTACATTTGACCAGTCATATTTATTCAGAGATTTTTGATCAAGGTCATCCAAAAACATGCAACCTTCCTCGGGATATTCAGTCATCCAAACGTAATATCCTTTACCGCTGTGACCATCTTCAAGGAAGGAAATTGTCAATTCAGTTTCAAGTTGATCTAAGTCGTTATCCCCATCTGGATTAGCAAACTCAAGAAGGCTTTTTAACTGGTGGCCACTCAATGTAATACTCACTAGCTTTGCTCCTTTAACTTAGTAACAGCCCAATGCCAAGCAGCTACTGCGCTATAATTCCCATCAGTAATTTGCTTTCCAGTCTTTAAATCCCAAACCTGATAAAGCGGCAATCTAGGTGTCTCAACTTTCTTACAAATCAGGTTTTTATTAAGACTTAAGGCCATTTGCTTAAAACCTTTCATCAACCATGCTCCTTATAAGCCGCCAACGTTTTAACCTGGCTTAATAGACCCTTCCTGCGTATCTGGATGTATTGCTTATTTGCTTGCTTCGCCTCAGGTGATCTATTGCCCTGCACGTATGCACTGCGCAAAATCATCATTTCTGCATAGCCCTTTGGTTTGCTGGCCACTGAGTCTGTATCTAAGAAATCGACATCAGATACAAAACAGCAAAATGGTCTGCCATCATCCAATCGACCAAATACCCGACCATCTTCACAACGATCGACTACACCATGCCCCTTGAATCGAATACGGCGCATTCCTTTGTCTGGTACATGTGAGAAATCAACTTTGATCTGAACGCCTTTGCGCAATTCAACCGCTTTCACTGCAGCACGTAATTTCTCAATGTCGGCTTCGCTTTGGACCAGCGTGTAGTGTTTATCAAAGAAATGATCTCGCTCGACATACAAGCAATTATCAAACTCTTGAATGATCGCTTTCAGGTTTTGAATACCTGCAGGCGTGTTTAAAATCATGCTGCATTCCCCTTGTGTTCATTACTGATATTGATCAGGTACTCAGCCCACTTTTTGAGATTTTCAGGGTCTTTAAGCATTGATTCCAAACGCTTAGCCAGTTGCTCATAGCTTTCGTTACCATGGGAATATTTAGCAAACTCAGGTAAACGGGATAACTTGCTTGCAAAGAAATGTCTCTGTTTGTCGGTCAACGTGTCTTTGGATTTTGCTGGTTGCTTCTGGTTCGTTTGAGAAGAGTTTTTCAAACGGTCCTGTTTTGCTTTTGCTTCAAGTAACCAGTTTGCAAAGTGGTAAATCATGAGTTCATCACACATGTACTTTTCCGCATTGAATAATTCAAATGCTCTTAGCTCACGGTTGAACCAGGTGGATGAGATGATTTCGTTTGTATCAATCTCAGGATTTGCTTGAGCAATTTCCAAACTCAATTTTTTTGAACAAAGCCAATGGTTTTTATTTTTAGATTCTATTGGTAGGTTCTTTGGTAGATTCCGTGTCCCAACGTTGGGACTCTTTAACGGAATTGTTGGGACTCTTTCATGGAATTGTTGGAACTGTTCCACTGTTGGAACCGTTCCATTATTGGTACTGTTTAAATCCTCATTTTCATCATCAAAGAGTACCGTTGTTGGTACTGTTTCTCGACCTTTAATACCGATCAAATTATAAACTTTTACCTGTTTAGTACGGCCTTTACGCTCACCTGTATCTATAATTAAACCATCCTCAATTAGCTCATCAATAATTTTGAGGACGGTTTTACGATCCATCTCGGTATCTTCAACAAGACGGGTAATACTCGGGTAACAGACATGATCCTCACCAGCTCGATCTGCCATTGAAAGTAAGACAAGTTTCTTTAGCGGTTTAAGTGCACCACCCTTTTTCTGCTTCTGCCGTGTTTTCCACGCCCAAATTGATGCATCTAAACTCATGCTGCAACCTCCAGCACTGGAATACGTTTTCTGTTAGAGCGCGTATTTGAAAATTTTGAAACTAGATCTCGGTATTCAGTCAAAAGTGAATAATCTGGCTGAATACCGGTTAGATCAGGAAGGGTTCGCATACTTGCGTGCAATGCATATCCTGTGACATGTTCAACAAGGCACATCAATGCATAGACTTGTGGATTTTGGCTTGCACCATGGATGAGATCTGCAGTACTGGCCATAATGCATGTAATACAACTCAGTCGATCATTTTTCTGGTATGCCCAGTGGGGATCCTGGTCATCATTCCTGATTGCTTTAAAAACCTCACTGGTGCTGAGGTCATGGATCGGCAAATAGTTAAACCATGCTCGACCGGCTTTCCCGTTTTCTGCGGTCGGCTTGTATACCTCCTGCCGTGCACGGTTATCAGACTCCTCAGCTCTCAGGCCCATACAATTCACAATGCGATCAAAGCCATTAGCCTTGGCATAACGGCGTACTTCTCGCTTAATAGGATCCCGCTTTAAATCACTCGTACATTGACGGTATTTTGGTGCTGGAAAAGATGGAACCTCAGGACGTTCTTGGAAACGCTTGAGGACCATATCCAGAAATGACTTTTTAGCTTTGGCCACAATGAAATCAACACCAGCTGCAGCAGCTTGATCGCGGGCCAGTTCCATTGCACCTGGCCACTCCATAAAACCCAAGCTGGCATGCACCACAAGGATCTGCTCCTTAGGTACAAATTCCAGCAACTTAATCATCATGGCTTGGCTATCCTTGCCGCCTGAATGATTAATAACAAACAATGCTCCTTGCTCTATTTCTGATAGCGCTGATTCATGAATCATTTACCACCGCCCTGATCATTCAATTGAATGAATCGACCAAACATAATGATTCGGCCAGCTCGGTGTAGACTAGAAATAATCATCCCGGCATCCTGATATGAAATCCTGTGATCATTACTTAATGCCTCAATTAACTCATCACGAGTCACCGCAGCATTAGCCTCATCTCGATTGATTTTTCGCAAATTGGCTTTTCTAACGTCTAAAAAACCATTTAGAGTTCTTAATGCTGGTTCGTGCCAGGATTGGATTGTCTGGAGTTGTTTGTGCTCTGGAAGTCTTAATGTATTCATGAAACCTCCGCTAATACTTGCTCAATAGCTGTCAAACGGCGTTTGGCATTCAACTCAGCAATTGAGGCATGGCGTAATTCAGATTCTGCTGCTGTAACACGTTGGCCATTCACCAAGATGGTGATTCCACTACTTTGGAGCCCACAAACATCCTGAACTATGAAAAGTTCATCTGAATCAAAAGTTCTGTTGATGAACTCAAGTGGTGTTTTAATTACAACCACATCCCCCACAATGAAATCACTATTGTGGGTTGATACTTCGTTTGATATATTTGTCATGTTCGTTGGTATCCTTAATTAATGAACACTGCTCAAAGCTCGAACTGCAATTTCGGGCTTTTTGCTTATCTGGAATACGGAAATAATACTTTTCAGAAAATTCCTGTATTCGCTTGAATACTTTGTATTCTTTGCCTTTTTGCACACTTCAACTGATAATTGGCCTAAATCAATTTGTAGCTTTAAATCTATGGCTTCTCTCAACCATTTCGCCCGATTACCAGCAGCCAGTTCATCTACTAGCTGCTTAACTTCAACCGGCACACGCGTTGTCATTGGTTCAAGTAGCTTTTCACTTGGCTTAATTTGTATATTTAAATTTTCCATAACCAATCCTAGATATCTTTTAATCCAATTCTTAAAAGCTGCTCTTTTGTGAACTCACCTTTTGTCATATCTGCAATTTTCTGTGCGTATTGCGTCTCACCTTTATATTCGGTGTATGGGAGAGTATTTTTGTTAATCCATTTATATACGGCTCTCTCAGTTTTATTTACTGACTCAGCAACGGCTTTAACACCGCCTGCAGAAAAAATCGCTTTTTTGATGGTTTGCATAACAAAATCCTATTCAACTGAACTAATAGTTCAACTTTAACAAGAACTGATAGTTCTTTCAATAGATATTATTATTGAACCAAAGGTTCACTATACGAATTTAGTAATGAATAAAACTGACAAAGTGAAAGAAGATTTCGCCAAACGCTTGCATCAAGCTATGGATATCAAAGGCTACCCTATGCGAGGTAGGGCAAGAATTTTAAGTAAGGAATTTGAGGTATCGGATAAGGGTGCTAGTAAATGGTTAAATGGGGAAGCAATCCCTGAAACTTCAAAAATTCCATTGATAGCTAAATTCTTAAATGTAAATTCTGAATGGTTATTGTCTGGAGCAAAATTATTATCTGAGAGTTCCAATGGCACATTAACTGAAATTGAAGTTGAAGTTTACGAGGATGGAGATCCAGTTCCTGAAGGGTATGTGGCTATAGATTATTATCCTGAAGTTAAAGCTAGCGCTGGTCTTGGCTGTATCAATATTGAAGGTCACAGCCCCTACAAAATGTACTTGCCTATTATTGAGGTAAGTGAATTTGGTGCCAATCCCGACACTTCAAAAATTTTTAAAGTTGATGGTGAAAGTATGATTCCGGATTTATTCCCTAATCAGCGGATTTCAATAGACACCTCAGCAAAGAAGATCTATGACGGTGAGATCTATGCTTTCCTCAAGGGTGATGAGTTAAAGATCAAACTTTTATTTAGTTGGCCAGATCAAGGTCCAGGCGGTTTTAAAGCTGTCTCAAGAAATCCAGATAAAGTTCGCTACCCCGATGAATACTACTCACCAGCAAGGATCGAAGCCGAAAACGTACAAATCTTAGGGCAATACTGGTGGAAAGCTGAAGGTAGAAAAGTTCGGAGATAGGTTGTGATCAGAAGGGTTAAAGAAAAAATTAAAAAATGGTATTTAGGTGATCCGGGTGACATGGTGTTTGATCCTGTTCATGAAGTTTTTCATGGGACAAGACACCCAAGCAAGCATTGGACAGCTAGTTTTTGTCATTTTTTAATAAATATTTCTATTCAGATATGGCTTTTCTTTAAGTCTAATTGGAATGGGGTGATAACAAATATTCTATCCTCTATTGCAATTTTTATTGCCGGCTATACGCTTTATCATCAAATTAACAAAGATAAAGAAGAGTACCAACGCTGCACCATAACAAGCTCCAACCAAGATGAGATTTACTTGAAGTGTAAGAAGTGACATACCAATTATTAATAATGAAATCATCATGTTCAAATAATTTAATTCAATGTTTTGCATATATAAACCTTGTAACTGTGAACCCGGCACAGTATTTTTAACGGTCCGGGTGGAGGAAAATGTGAAGCAAGAAACTAAAGAAGCTTTGGCTTTGGAGCTAACCAAAGCCATTATTAACGAACGATCTAGGCGTGAAAGTGCTTTTGATATCACAGATCCAGGATTATGGATCTACGAATATACAGAAGCTCTTAAAAAGATTGATGAGGCATATGAGGAGCAAAAGGCTGATCAGATGCTGGATTTATGGCCTAAACTTAATCCATGATATTTGCCTTATAGCCATGTTTAATAAAGAACTTAGCCATATATTTTTCAAGTTGAGGTACCTTGCTTTCGCAAACATGAATAATAACTTTCCTCACTCTGCTTACATTGATATAGGTTGAGGCTGCATCAATTTCTTTTATTCTTTGCGCCAAATCCTTACCATTAAGATCACTACTTGTTGGATTAAGTAATTTAAGTCGCGCCTGTCTATTTTTCTTCTTACCCATTATAAACTCCATCTAACCCACCCCAACGGTGGGTTTTCTTTTGTCTATTAAAGCATAAAAATTTAATTTAAAGAACTAATAGTTCTTGACAATTGAACTATTGGTTCATATTATTATTTCAGACAGAAAAAAGCCCTGCCGACTCTCACATCAAAACAGGGCTCTTCACTTACGAGGTTCATTATGGAACAAAATCCAACGTTAAACAATATCAGCTTCAACTTTACGAAAGCTTTAGGCTCAATTGTAGCCATTTCAGCATTAACAATTAGTATCAGTGCTTTATGGGCCTTAGATAACGAACACCTGTTAAATCCCCCGGCTGAGCTTTATGGAAATTCTCAGTCTGTTTATGCACTTGTCGACGTAAAAATCAATTCAGCCGATACGGGTAAAGCAATCATCAATCTTGATGGTCAACGCGTTTATATCACTTTTGAGTTTGACCGTGTGCCTGATTATAACGGTGCGTTAGGTGGTGACACTACGGCAATCGACATCAAAGAATTAAAAGAGATTCGTGTTTTAGATCGCCACGGTAAAGAAGTACGCGACAACACAACTTTTGATGATCATAGAAATATGATTTCAATCATTACTGCACACGTTTATGCAAACAAAATGGCTGAGGAGTGATCATGAGCAAATCAGCTAATAATGCTATCGGCACATACGTGGGTATCGGCACATACGCAGGCAAACGTGATGGATCTTATTTGGTTCGTTTTTCTAACAAAATCTACTTGGCAAAACTAAGCCTTAACTTTACCCCTGACTTTGACAAGGTGTTTTCTGGTGGGGCTCAAGAATTACCTTTCAACTGGTATTCAGTACGTGTCCAGGATAATCCGCATTCTGACTTTCGCCCGATTACCACGGATGAGCTATCCAGAGATTGGTTTAAGCCCGCATTCAAACGAATTGTTAATTACCAGCGTGCTTTAGAACGCTCGGCTCGTAACAGCCAAACATCACGTTATAGCAAAAACCAACGTATTGCTTATAAGAACGGTCGATAAGGGAGCGAAGCTATGTCAAATTCAAATATTGATGCGTTACGCGTTATTCAAACCGAACTTAAAGCACCAAAGAGCAAATACAACAAATTTGGTAAATTCCACTACCGTAGTCTTGAAGATATTCTGGAAGGTGTAAAGCCACTATTACAAAAGTACGGCGCCACTCTTGTGGTAAGTGATGAAGTACAACAGATTGGGCCGGTTGTTGTGGTCACGGCTAAAGCTGTCTTTACCGATGATCAGGGTAAACAAACTGTGGCTACCGCACATGCCGGTGTAGAACTCGATAAAAAAGGAATGGATGTGGCACAAACTTTTGGTGCATCCAGCTCTTATGCACGTAAATACGCATTAAATGGCCTATTTCTTATTGATGACACTCAAGACCCTGATACGGATGCATTCCATGAGCAGAACAATGGCCAAGGTCAAAATAACCGTAACCAAAATCAGGGAAATGTCCGTGGTCAGAACAACGGTAATCGTAATCAACAATCTGGAAATAGTGCTCAAAATACACGTGCACAATCTGGCAATCAAAATCAGCAAAATCCATCAAACCAGACTGGCCAGCGACGGACAATACATCAACGTTATCAAGATGCATTGCCTAAAATTAATTCCGCTACCGATCCTGACGTGATCTTTAAAGCGTTAGAACATTTTAAGAATACTCAATATTCAGCTGGCATTACCAATGCCTGCCGAGCCAAATCAGATCAGATGGGCTGGAATCTTAATATCCCAGTCTCTGAAATTCATAACCAATACAATCAAATGCACCACTAGGAGCCAGCTATGAGAACTTATATCTGGTCCTATGAGGCGACCACAGTCCGAGGCCTCGGCAAGCTTAGAGGGCGCGTAGAAGCGCCAAATGGATACGAAGCTCAAATCGTAGTTAAACAATCAAATTTAATGATTAATTCAGTATCCGTAAAGATGCTGAAAAATCAGGAACAAGCGCGTAAAGAGAAATTCATCAAGTACACGGGTATTCAATCATGAACGCAATAATTTTAGACACTGAAACCAATACATTACATGGCCTTCCGATTGAAATTGCACATGTACCTTTCACTTTTATGAATGGTGAAGCTCGCATATTTGGTGACCGAGCTTTTGAACAACGTTATACCTGTAATCAGCCTATTTCACATGCAGCTATGGCTGTACATCACATCTTAGAAACAGATCTAGTAGGTATGCCTTTTTACAAGTCATTCCAATTACCTCAGGGTGTTGAGTACATCATTGGCCACAATATTGATTATGATCTTGCAGCTATTGCCCAGTGCGGTATTGATACAACGAATATCAAAGCTATCTGTACCCTTGCCCTTGCTCGTGAAGCATGGCCTACAGCCGAATCCCACAATATTTCTGCACTCATCTACATGTTAATGGAGGGCAGCGTGATCGCCCGTCAGCGCTTACGTGAAGCCCATAATGCAAAAGCCGATGTGATGCTTACAGCGTTCATTCTTAAAAGTATTACCCGGGAATTAAACATTACAAATCTAGAGGATCTATACCTAGCTTCAGAAAATGCCCGCATACCCAAAATCATGCCAGTTGGTAAGTATAAAGGTACACCAATCAAAAATTTACCTGCAGATTATGTTGCATGGTTTTTAAAACAATCTGATGTAAAACCATTTTTACGTAAAGCTTTAGAGAACAGAGGTTAATCACATGTCTATTTTAAATATTGCTGATGCAAAATTTGCGTGGGTAAACAACCAGGCTCTATTGATTAATAATAAAGATCGCAAAGGATGGGAAGCATTTAACGCCTCAGAATGGACGCTGGACGTATTTGAAAAATTCGAGTTTCAATTAAAGCCAGCATCAGTTCAAATCGGTGGCCAACAAGTCGAAATCCCGCAGCCTTTACGAAGCCTTGCAGATCTGGAAAAGGATCAAATTGTCTATGTTCCTAACCTCATTGATCTAGATACGCCAATGAGTTTCTTTAATACTTCAGGGAATGAGTACCGTCTAAATCAATATTTAAAGCAGAACCTACTTCATACAGTTGAAGCCATGGCCGTAGCCCACGCCTATGCATTAGTAAAATTAACGGGTGGCAATGTCTATGACTCTGTAGTAGAACCGCAGCAGGAAAGTAACCCTGTCGGCCTTTCAGAAAAAGAAGTTCAGACACCTCCCGTTGTGATCAATGTTAAAGCCTCAAAACGTACATCGAATAAAAAAGCTAAGGAACTTCAAGGCCATTTCGATGTGATCATGGATTCGTTAAAAACCTGCAAGAATGAAATCGAAGTTGGTACCGTATGCTACAAACTCGAAAATTACGGTTTCACTTCTAAAGCGCTAAAAGAGATTGAAGACGCAAGAGACGCGAAATTAGCTGAATTTGACCAGATTAAGCGTGAAGCTGAGACTTCTGAATTTGATCTAAAAGAATCTACTGAGCCAACAGATAATATTGTATCGATTAAAGATGCTGTGAAAAAAACTGACGGTTACCAGGATAAATTAGATCACTTAATTGAATGCGTGTGGAATGCTCAGACCGAAGTACAAGCGAATGTAATTCTACGCTATACGGCTGGCTGGACCGCAGATCAGATCAAACCTCTTCAGGATGAGATTGATAAACGTATTGCTAAAATCAAGCAAGATACAGCGGAGCCTACTCCAGAAAAGCCGTCAATGATTGTGCAGATCCTTAATGCTGCAGATGAAACAGAGCTTGATGCACTTGAAATTGATGTCGCAGGTTTAGATCCATTCATTCAAACAGAAATGAAGAAATACGTCGACCAAAGACGTGATGAATTAGCAGCTGCAGCGCAAGGTAAAGGTTGAGTTAACAATGATTAATTATCTAAAAATTAAACCTGAAGTGACAAAACTGGTTAAACGTATTCCAGATCCGCTGCTGTTTCCTTTTTCAGTCTTTATGGACAACGGCGGGTATCTAGTCTCCCCTATAAAAGAAGGAGTTATTTATAAAAAAGGTAAGCACATCGGGAAAATCAAATTTTCATTAGAGATTTCGGCAGAATCTTATGAGATGAATGAACATTGTATTCAACGCTTCAAAACGTTTACAGAGCTTTATTTAAAAACTGGTCCAAAATTTATTGAAGATTTAGATAGACAAGGTTCCAACCGGATTCCACCTGCAGTTAAAAAAATCTTGTTTGGGGCTGCCACATGAAAATTGAAAATGAAGAAATTGAAATTGTTGGTGATGACCTCTGGATCAATGGTGAACTTATAACTAATTATGGCGCTGAAGAATGGTTTGTTTTCCTAGATAACAATATTCAAAAGGAATTTGAGACTTTAGAAGAAGCGGTTAAATGTTGCTTGGAGGAAAGCCATGATTAATATCGTTAAACCTAAAAAATTAAAAATAGATTGGCTTGGCAACTGCCCTAAATGTGAACGTTCAATAGTAACTGTCTCAACTGTTAAGGGGAGTTTAGAAAAGCTTTTCGATGGCGATAAAGTTGAATGCTGGTGCGGTCAGACAGGTGAAATTGATACTGGTGACAATAATGCATGGGTTGAATGGAATGTCGTTGTCTTAAGCAATAAAGATAACCATGATGCCTATTACCGTGAAAAATATCCTGATTATTGGAATCGCTTACCAGCTTGCAACCACCAAGCATGGACACACTATGAGGTGAGTTTAAATTCATGGTTAGTAGCTTTACACAGAAACCAAGAAAAGCTTGAAGGCTGCGTGGTGGTGCCAAAGGATCAAACTGAGGATTGGTATTTGGATCCGGATGAGCACATGTGGTGGGAAGCTGATGGGATTGATGGGACTTTATGTGACTTAAATATTGGCGAAGTAGCAGCCATTGAACATAAAGAATATCTAATCACAGCAAGCGACACGCTTTATGCAGCGATTGTCTGGGACGATGAAAACGAAGATACGGGTACTTGGGAGTTTTTCAAAACTGAAGAAGAGGCAGAAAAAGCTGCAACACATTGTAAATCAATGGTAGAAGCAGCAAGGAGTGGAAATGAGTAATTTTAATGAACTTCGCATCCATTTCCATATGTCCATAGGTGTTGTAAATGCTTCACAGAATGACAGTTTCAAACTCTCTGATTACATAGACGAGGACGAATGGAATGCTTTAAGTGGCGAAGAAAAAGAAAACATCGTTGCATCGTGGGCGAACGAATGGAGCATAAACTATCTTGATCTTGGAGGGCATGTTGAATGAACACTAAAGTTTTAGACCCATGCTGTGGCTCAAGAATGTTCCATTTTGACCGGAAAAACCCTGGCGTGACTTTTGGTGATATTCGGAAAGAGTCGCATATTTTATGCGACGGCCGGTCTCTTAAAGTTAATCCAGATATTGAAATGGATTTCCGAGACATGCCCTTTCCAGATGAGACTTTCCATGCCGTTGTATTTGACCCGCCCCATTTACTACATGCAGGCGACCAAAGTTGGCTTGCACTTAAATATGGCAAGCTTGGCCAAAACTGGAAAGACGATTTGGCCAAAGGTTTTGCTGAGTGCTTCCGAGTGCTTAAGCCGAATGGAATGTTAATTTTCAAGTGGAATGAAACACAAATTAAAGTAAGTGAGATTCTGGCTCTGACTGACCAGAAACCATGGTTTGGGCATCTAAGTGGTAAACGTGCAAATACACACTGGATCGGGTTTATGAAAGAAGCAAATGCGGATACGGAGGGGTGAATGGCTAAATATATTACTTCTGACCAAGTATGTGAGATGTTCGGAATCACAAAAGTAAGCCTGTGGCGCTGGGAGAAAAACACACAATGGGGAATTCCTTTCCCTGCCCCTGCGTTTCCATCTGTAGGCGGAGCGCCAAAGCGCTACCTAATGTCTGATGTTCGAGCCTGGGAAAAACGCTGTGTAGGTAAAAAGGCGGTCGCATGACCGCTTTAGCCTTTTAACCGTTCCAACTTTTCAATCCATTTTTCATAGACTTCTGCCTGTTCTAGAACGTACCCATAAAGATCATAGACCTCTTGGTTATTAGGCAGAACATGCCCAATCATAATCTCATGAATATCCCGATTTTTTGAGATTGCACTAAAATTTGTACGTGCTGTTCTGCGCAGATCGTGAAGTGACCAATGTTCCATCGTTTCTTTTTTGAATCGCTTAACCCAGCCAATGACACTATTAGGTAGGGCTGTAGATGCTGCATCAGTCAGATACTCATCAATATTTTTGCCATTGCTGAATAAATACTTACCCTCGCTTAATTCCATAGCCTCTCTTATCAAATCCTCCATATAAGGCAAAATAGGACGTATCAGCGTCTTGTCGTTCTTGTATCCTGTTTTATGGTTTGACGGTGGGACCTTCCAAATTTTACGCTTCAAATCGAAGTGTTTCTTTTCTGCCCTTCTTAACTCGCCATTACGACAAGCAAAGATCAAACATAATTCTAAAAAGATTTTATTTTTAGTTGTTAATCTCGACCATTTTAAGCATTCATAGAAAACCACAATTTCTTCGTCTGTTAAAACACGCTTGGTTGGTATCGATGTAATATTAAGATCAGCTTTAGGGTAAACATCGGCAAGAATATTGGTTTGAATATATTTACGCTTAGCGGCCCATTTCAGCATTTGTTTTGTATTAGATAAAAGGTTTTTTGCTGTACCAGGTATTCGCCCTGCTAACTCTTCAAAAATCCCAAGCCAATCACTTATATCAATTCGATCTATAGGGTGATTACCCAACTTATTAAATAGATGATTCTCGAACATGCGCTTAATGCTTTCATGTTCTTTTTTATTTTTGGAGCAATATGATTCATACCACATTAAGAAAACTTCTTTGAATGTGACTGGATTAATATTCTTTTCTTTCTCGACCAGCAATTCCAACTTTGGATTTTTATTTTGATCTAGCAGCCCTCGGAGGCGAGTAGCTTCCAAACGTGCATCTTTAAGACTTATGTGTGGATAGGTACCAAGGTCAACCCGTTCTTGCTTATTGTTGAATCTAAAACGCAACTGGAAGACAATCTTGCCTTTCGGTGATATTCTAACGCTCATAGAGTCTCGGTCGGCAACAACTTCAACTGCGTCTCGTTCCTTTCCGTTATTGGCCTTTAACCAGGCTTCAGATAATGCCAT